TTTATTTCGATATACAAAAGTAGTTATTTTTTTCGGAATAACAAAATAGTAAGATACTTTTTTCAAGGTAACTATATTAATATTTGTTAATTGATAGTGCAGCGTTAAACAGGTGCACAAACTGGTATATAGTAATAATGAGTTCGGAAAATTGGTTTATATCGGTTAATTCGTGAAACGTACTTAAATCAATCGGCTCGTTACCAACGTAACGGTACATTTTGGGAGGCTCGTTTTCGGTTACTGTAAACTTATACATATAGCTTTCCACTTTATCGGATATAAGCACAAACCAAAAATTGTCCTTGTCGGAACGCAAAAAATATCTTTCCATGTCATTTATTGTTTTTCCGGAAATGCAACATCATACATATAATCCCAAAGGTACGGGTCGATATAGCTGGTCTTGCATACCGATGCCGTATTGTTAAGTTTCTCGGAAACATCGGTACACACCTGTTTCACTAAAGCATTGAAAGCCGATTTGGTTTTAACCTCCATCAGTTCATCCTTATGCCGGCTGAATGATTTCCACGCTTCGATGTTGGCTCTCATGGTACGCAAATCCTTAGGAGTGAAATTTGCTCCTATATGACGCTTGACAAACTTGGTAAACTCATAGGCGGTTATCTCGAACAGCGTTTCCGGAGGCTGTGCGGTAAGTTTGATTTTCTCCACATGGGTCGCAAGGTCGCCGGTTACAACAAAGCTGTTCTTTACGGAACGTTTCCCCAAGAAGTTCAGATAGACCTTACCACCTCTTAGTGTAACGTGTTCCGGAAGCAAGGTGGTAAGACCATAGGTCTGAACGAACTCCGGTTCACGTGTCTTGTCATAGGGGCTTACGGTTGTCATATATCCTTCCGCCGAAGATTCGTTCCCTATGCGGATGCCCGTATGGAGCATCAGCCGGCACGCACACGCCAGCCGGGCGTTCAGTGTTACAAGTTCTCCCCTTTTTGCAATACGCCCCATCATGGAGTCAAGTCCGGTAAACAGTTTAGCCAGTTTCACCATCCTGTTGAACTTTCCCGAATAGCTTCCTTTCGGGGAGCGGAAAAACGTTATCATTTCACCGTCCACTTCAAACGTATATGTACCTATCCCCATACCACATAGTTTATAAAGTCGCTCAATGCAGTCATAAATTGCAGGAACATTCCCAGCAGCATAGCACCTATAACGAACAATACTGCATACCAAAATCTCATCCACCATTTTCTGATAGGGGAAATAAGAACCTTGTTCCCGAATCTTCCGCTTATAAAGTCACAAATTGTATTCATAATAATTATCCGATTAAGTTTAAAATCATTTTCATTCCTTTCTCACCATAGTGTTCCGTAACAATGTCACGCATGGACTTTCCCTCTTCCTCGTAGTTACCGTACTTTTCATGCAGCCAGTCGTCAAAGGCGAATATGTCTATTATCACCAGTCTGAACACAACGCTCATAAGTTTGTCGTGAACCTTGGAAAACTTGATACCGAATATACCCTCGAACTCATCAGCCACCTTCTGAATCTGGTAAAGCGTATATGGAGTGGGGGCTTCGCCCACCGCTCCGAACAATACTGCATACAATGAAGCATCCATAGTCAATAAACGTTTTCGTCCAACAAGTCCTTTCCTATGAGTTCGTTCACCTGTGGGGCTGTCATTGTGTAGAACCTGCCCCTGCGTGACAAACCTTTTTCACTGTAAACCTTCTGACCGTGGTAACGGTCCTGCGCCTGACTGAACAATATCTGATACACGCCTGTGTACGCCACGATGTACAGTTTCTGGGAATACATCATCTCCACCTCTTCACGTAGCAGCTCCACACCACCTATCGTGCAATGAATATCCTTTCTCATTTTCTTGTCTTTTTATTGGTTTTTACTCTTTTCTGTTTCAACACCATTTCCGATGTCTGCCATTTGTATGCGGCTTCCACCACAACCTTAACGTCACGTCCGTATTCGATGTCCTCGTCTTCCGTACCATAGAAGAAATCCTTGTTGTCAACATCATACCCTACGTAACGGTAAGTGGGAAATTCCGAATCGGAAACGTACCTGTATATGCGGAAGCACTGCCATCTTCCATACCACTCGAACTTCACCTTCTGACGTTTCAACTCATCTTCCAGCTTTCTGACGCACGCCATGAAATGTTCCTCGGTGCGTGACAGCTTGAAACCGCTTTCGGACTTGTCTTTCAGATACTCCATATCGTAGGGTTCAAGAACATCCGGTTCCTCATCCACGGTTTCTTCCGGAACCACATTGCCCTTATTGTCGTACATTCTTTCGTCACGGACAATCTTTACCGAATGGTCGGGCGTACATGCCCACTGGTAGATTTTCAAAAGTGTTTCCTCATTCAGTGTCCGGAGTGTGTAAACGGAAATGGTAGGGCTTGCCTTATGAATCTCGAATATCAAATCGTCTACTGTCAATGCTTTTGTTCTCATAGTCGTAATCAATTGGTTCATTTAAAATAATTCTTAGCGACAAACATCTTCAACTTTAACGTGTAATATTTTCCAAGTACCTATTGCCAAATCAAGTGTTCCATTGGGATTGATTTTCTCGATAACGAATTTTTTTACTGGGTAAAAGTTATAAGTTACCATACGTCCTAATTTTGCATTAAACTTCTTTTTCATCTTTCTTGTCTTTTAGTGGTGAATACTACGTTTATTATTTCGATATACAAAAGTAGTTATTTTTTTCGGAATAACAAAATAGTAAGATACTTTTTTCAAGGTAACTATATTAATATTTGTTAAGTACGTACGGTTACGTTGGTAGGCACCGTTTTACAGGTTGACAAGCAAATTATAATCCTCACGTGACAATATCCGGATATGCCCGGTAGCGAAAGTTTCAAACAGTTTGACTCTTGCAAGATTAAAACAATCGTATTTCATTACCCACTTCATAAGCGGAACCATCTCGCCCGTACTATCCTTATACATGACTTTGGTATTTTGCCAATCTTCCGGACCCATCGTTTCCAGTAATGTTATGACAAACATCTTTTCGTTTGCAGCCTTGCACTCGTTTTTCATATACAATCCGGTAACACGGTTGTAAATCGTATATCTGAAATTCATAGGTTTCTTATGATATTAAATGATTCGTCTGAAAGCAGATGCAGCTCTCCCTTAACGAACATGGTAAACAATCGGTCCTTTAACTGATCCCTCAAAGGAGTTGAAGCTACATAGCCTTTGAAAGATATGCCGTTTATCTCTAATGTTTCCAGACATTCAATGGGAACATTGTCAATGACAAGGGCAAACGCCTCTGTTATTGACGGCGCAAGGACTTCATTACACGTTCCGAATGCCGTAATATCATCCGGATATTCATAAGGGTTGTAGTAGCTAAAAGTAAACTTTTTCATATATCGTATGTTTCTAATTTAAATTCATTCCGTTTTCCAGTGACAGGAACGTCCGGACAATAATATTAAATATCATATTATATATTCCTTATAGTTATAGTAGTTATTAATATTAATTGCCACGAAGTTCCCTGCACCTTTATCGTATTGTCAATATTTAGTTCTTTTCATCAAAGTAAATATACGAAATATTTCACACCCGTCAAAACTCCGAACACTCACCCGTTCGCACACGAAGTATTTATTTTCAAATATGCAAATGCCACACAAAACCCGCAATTTTCACACAAGCCACACCACTCACACCGTTCCACACACAATCCGTACATCATTCACACGCCACACAGTTACTTTTATTTTTATCAAAGTAAAAAATACAGGTTCCAAAATCTACTGTCTAACCTACGTCAACCACCCGACCCGTTTCCCGTACCCGATTCCATTTAAGGGTGGGGGCTGTCTATTCGAGCTATCATAGGTGAAATGCCACACATCCCTCTGGTTATTTCCATCCAAATATCTGCCACACACATTGCTTTCAAAGTAACAACCCTATCTATGTTCTATCCGTGATAAAAGTAACTGTTCTTTTCTGAAAAATAACCGCCGGAAAAATTAGTCTATATAATATATAGTAGCCAATTAAAAATTATCTGCGGAATTATTTGACTGGTTAATTACCTAATCTAACTGGCTAATTAAATTAGAATCTAAAATAGCCAATTAAAAACGCCCGTAATTAAATTAATCTAGTTACCTATATCAAAGTAAGCCTCGTTTTTCCCTATGCTGGAGTAATAAAAACGCCTATATGGACAATCTTCCTGTATAAAATAAGTAGTTTCCTAGAAAATTCCGGTATAACATGGATAATCTTATTATCTACACACGTAAAATAACACGCCAATTAGCCAAATTACAGCGATTTTCTACCCTGCTGCCGCTAATTACACAGCAAAAAGCTGTCTTTTACCTTTCCCGCTTAGATATAGCTGTGGTTGAATAATGTCTAAGGTACTTATAAGTAGTATATCTATTGTTATTATTAGTATTATATAGATATATTAATAGTAAAACATTAACCCGCGAATGGGTTTCCGGAGATTCCGCGCATTTTCTCCCATGTAGTTACATATAAAACCGCAGTTTTACCCCCTTATTTGCTTGGTTAGATAATCTACCCTACTATAATTACTCCTTATTACCACTACCTAATTACCTGACAGCCAAAATAAAAACCCGTTTATGCGGAAATTTTTATTTTCACGCACAAAACGGGCTAATCAATTCGAGTCTTTTAAATACAAATTTGTGGTTGAGTAAGGTTTTTACTCAAAGTAAAATGAAAGGAGCCACTTTCACAAGCAACTCCTTTCTGTGTATAAACTAAATAAACTAATCTTCCCAACGCTTTGGGAAAGGCAAATGTAAATAAAGCTAATTATAAACACCGACTAAAAGACTATATTTTATCTTGAGTCCATGCGGTAAGGAACCAGCTTTTCAATTCATTCCACTTACTTAGCTGTGTCATTAAATCCGCAGTGACATAATCGTTCTGTTCATTTGCGTCCGAATAAATTTCGTTCTGCAAGTTTGTAAGTTGTATAAGACTTATCAAAGTAGCCTCAATCATAGCACGTGGTTCAGTAGCATCTTGTGAGCCTTCAACTTCTGAAAGTGAAGCGGCTTCGGGCAGCGTAAGATGGATGGGATAGCCTAACTGCCTGATTCGTTCCGCAACACTATCAGAATTTGATACGGCTTCATTATACAACTCCTCTAACAATTTATGCAATTCATTAAAACTTGGTCCGACAATATTCCAGTGGAATACATGGGTCTGTTGGTAGAACACTGTCCATGATGCAAGAAGTGCCCTCATACGTTCTACGGTATCTCTATTAATATTAGCCATAATATTTACTGTTTAAATATGGAGCAAATATACAATATTAATTCAAATAAACAAACCTAAGGAGTCTTATTATTGACAGATTTCCCACAGATTTTCAGTATTCTAGCCTTACGGGCATATTCATCGCACCATCTGTTAACAGCATACCTCGGATGTTTTATATCCATGTGCCCCCGTATGTTCTTCGCATAATAAGAGGGAAAATTCCTATCAAGAATACTCTGCATTTCAATACGCAATCTTTCAATTGCTTCATTTTTATACGTATGTTTTTTCCTGTTTACTATATCTCGGCAATATTGGAATCCCACGTGCGATTCTTGAACGGCGCCCATATTTTTACAGTGACTAAATCACAATTAATCCAGAGCGCATAACCGGCTTCTCCAGTAGCAGGATTAACAGAAGCGTCCGAATTGATTGTGCAATAACCTTTCATTGTGACGCTCGTATATAAGATGCTACTCTGTTTATTTCTCCAACGGAGGGCTGATACTTCACTCCTTTTTCAGCCTGTATGTGCAGTATAGCCTTATACACATAAGGAATGTTTTCCTTGTCATACTGTACTGAATCTTCTTTCATAACAGTCCAGTCAGTTACGTAATTTGTGGTCAAAGCAGTTTCCATCATACGATAAAGTATTTTATAGTAAAATGAGTTTTGGGATAATCTTTTTCAAGGTTCTCGGAACCGAATACGGACACATGGAATCCTTCAAGCGTTTTTTCTATTTTCGCCCCTATAAGTATTTTGTCCGGTTCGGTGCAGTTTACAACTCCGATGTAACGGTCCTCGGTACAACTTACAATACCCAACCGTCCTCTCAGTTCGGATTCCGGTATGTTGTTTTTCTCACAATACTCAAACAGATACGTTTCAATTACTGAACGCTGGTCAGCCAATGCCTTTTGCACCAACTTTGAAGAAGCGTCCGATGGTTTTTCAATCAATCCTTTTGTCATTATAATCTAATTTACGCATTATTATTCTTTCTACATTGTCATTTCTACGGTGTAACTCCGTAAGGCATACAATGAGTATATCAACCAGTTCTTCCTGAACTTCGGAATACTCCGAAATATGTTCGGAAGAAACATCCTCATTAGCTTTAAGGAGTTCACAAAATTCATCTTTAAGACTATTTGTACACTCTGCATACCGTTTCATAGGAGCAGACACCTCGGTAATTTTCCCACGTTCAAGCGCACGTTTGTAAGCGTGCTCGGCAATTTCGTTTATATTCATCTTTCAAATAATATCCATAAATAATACATATTGAGATTCCCCCTGTCAAGTATCTTGGTTACTCTTAGGGGAGATACAGCCTGAAATTCAAATTCAGCCTTGAAAACTCTTAGGACTAAATTATTATGTAGATAGTCCGTATAGTATTCATTTTCCTTTTGCTTTTTCAACTTCACGTACTTACATAAGAATATGACAATAAGCAAATCTGTCAGCAGCAAAAGGGCTATTATTCCTATGAGTAACTCAGTAATCATAATGTAGGGGCGCTTTTATATATTTCCAATTCTTCCTTAGTCGGAAACCTGCACTTATCCACAGGGAAACTAGGAATTTCAACAATCTCCAGAGGGTCGGTTTCATCCGGCATCGCTATTGCACTCCCATAGTAGACGAACATCATCTTTGCTCCGGATTTACTTACATCAACAGGGTCAGCCAGTTCAAACATATATTTGCTTGAACCCAATTGAGCCACTATGTATGTTCCTTGGTTTACTATGAAACTTTTAGTGACATCATAAAAAGCACCCACTCCGAAAACGGTGGGATTTATAGTTGTTATGTGTTCTTTATCTTCACTCATACTAATGGTAAACGTCTATATTGTTTATACTCATCTGCTGTAAGCAGCCGACATTCGGAAAGCAAGAACTTTCTGTAACCATACTGTGTAACATCAAATTTCGGGCAAAACAATGTTCCCGGCTCAATATACACAGGAGTTGAACTTGGAGAGTTTCTTACGTGCACAGGTTTGGAAACCTCAAAAAAGAAATATGTGTCATTTCTATATGCGTTTACGGCTACTCCGGCAGGAAGCACTGTTTCACCAGCAGGAAGCCACATAGCGCTTCCTCTCAAACCCCTTTCTAATGGGCGTATAAAATCAGCTATTGAATGTGCCATATTTGTATTAATTGGTTTACTTGAATATACAAAATTATTTTGATTTTACAAAACGCTTGCAACCTTTAAGAAGCATTACATGGTATTCCGGCAAACCAGCCTTAACCAAATCAAGAATGACTATGTTTATGCCCTCAACCAGTGCATTATAGGAGTTTCCTGTAAACTTGTGCCTGTTTACTCCCCATAACAGTCTACCCGGAATTTCACTACGGACGGACAAATACCAGTCGGAACCCTCTTGCACACCTTTGATAATTACAGAGTGTGTTCCCAGTGTACCCTCGTCACTGTATTCAAAACAAAAATCCCCAGCCGGATTGCTGGGGAGTAACAACGTCAGAAGTTCTACTTCAATCATTAACCTAAACCTAATAATTATCCAATCGCTATCATTTGGTAAAATTCCTGTTTCAGTTCGCCTTCAAAGAAATCTCCCCCCAAACGACAGGTAACAGTATCAGAATTTATATCCTCAATTCCTCTCAGTTTCACACAAGTGTGTTCCGCTTTTATGAGAACGGCTACATTGTCCGTATCAAGTATATAACTCAAAGCATAATAAATTTGTTCGCAAAGTCTTTCCTGAACTTGCGGTCTACGACAGAAAAATTCCACAATACGGTTGATTTTGGAAAGCCCGATAACAGTATTGTTAGGAATATAGGCAATAAAAGCCTCACCCATCATAGGAATGAAATGATGCTCGCAAGTCGAGTGAACCTTGATGTGTCGTTCAAGAAGCATACTACTGTAATGCATCTTATTCTGTATAGTGGTTATCTTAGGGAAATTATGGTAATCAAGCCCCCAAAATATTTCATCCACATACATACGGGCAATTCTTTTCGGAGTATCCGAAAGCGAATCATCATCCATATCCAAACCCAATGAGGTCATTATATTATGAACGGATTCCTCAATTACTTTTTTCTTGGAATCGGTATCAAGGGAAGCACTTATTTCCAAAGGGGTTTCAACACCATTATTCATAAGTTCCTTATGGACTTTAATCCCAAGTTCATAGTCAGTCTTATTTTTATCCAACATATTAAAGAGCGTCTAAGTCGTTCAACAAGTTTGCATATTTATCTGGGGAAAACTCATTGTAATGTTTCTCCATGATTTTTTTCACATCTCTCAAGGAAACTTCCTTGTCGGTAATAACCCTACTAACAGAGAATAAATCCGGGCTGTCAAGACAGAAATCCCGTGCATATCCTACGGCAACGGTTCTTGTGGTGTCATAAAAGAAAATGATTCTCTTTCGTTCAACTCCGACAGTTCCCTGTCGTACCACATATTCCTTACCATCCTGTGTTATGAACATAGGTTCTTTGTTACGTATATCCATTACACAGTTTTTACGTTAGTAATCTCGGCAGTACCTTCTACTTTAATAAAGTCACCTTGTAATGCCCCAAAATACTCAACCATGCCGGCAGGTATCGCAACTCCTGCACCCATAGCCTCGGAATCAGATTTTTCCAAACTCCAAAGACGCACATCAGTTTCGGCATATACTCTTAATATAGAATCAGTAGCCTGAACTACTGAATCTGAAACACTGGTGGCGATGTCAATGCTCATACATTGCATTACTCGCCCTCTGTTATCAACTCCTGCACCCATAGCATAATAATTTTTATTTTCACAAATATATAAAGATTATACGTATTCACCTAGTTCAGAGGCCAATATTTTTCGTGCAGAGAATATCCGGCTCTTTACCGTACCCATAGGAATAGATAACTGGTCGGATATTTCTTGGTAGGAAAACCCATTCATGTACATGGTAATCGGTTCATTCAGAAAAGGCGGAAGTTTTCTTACCGTTTCGAGAATTTCCTCTTGTACAAGATGGTCGCCACTATTGTCTATACGGGTAGATATAGGAGTGAGATTTTCAAAATGATACCGACTGTTCCATCTAACATCATTAATGAAAATATTTCTCATTACAGTAGCAGACCAAGCCCCGAAAAATGTACCGTCCTCATACTTATCATAGTTTTCCAGTACCTTTAAACAGGTGTCCTGAAATAATTCCTCGGCTACATCCGGGTCTTTACATAGAAATTTTGCGTATGTGTGTAAACGGGTAAACTGGCTGACAAGTTGTTTACCCACTTCATCCCTCGTCATATTCATACGGATTATTATAGTCCACTACTGCATTTCCCTCCACATACTTCACGTAATAGTACGTATCATTGACTTTTATAAGGGGAATATACTGCCCGTTTGCAAAAGTTCCGGAACGTCTGGGAACATCACCTACACAACCCACAACATAGTGGTCTGAGTTATAAAGAACCCAAGACGCAATTTCTTCTACATTCATTGTATCAATAGCATTATAAGATTAATAGATAATTCATTCTCAATAACTAAATGACTGCCACCCCATACATCTTGCAATGTATCGTCATAACCTATGAGCCGGTAGAAACCGTATCTCTCACCGACTTTTCTACATAGCAAATGATAATGAGGCTTGGACTTTGGAGCATCGGAACCCAATTCGACAGCATCAGAAAAAGACGGTTCCGTATGACTGTCACCCTGTACCTCTATAATACGGTACGGACCTGTAACCACTCCGCAATCATGGTGTACAGTAACAATCATTCCCTCTCTAAGCATACGGAGTAAGTTTACAGATTAAAACATAGGCATCCTCGGTATTCTTCATCGGAATGGTTTTCTGAATACTGAACGAGCATCCCAAAGGAATTTTTTCTATATTGTAGAATATCACTTCACAAGAAGCAAAATCCTTAAAGGACAGACCATCTTCATAAGTATATTCACAGCCGGCAGCTTTAGTAAGAAACATAACAGCCTGTTCGGGAGATATGAAACGGTCGGTTTTCATTTGAATCTCTCCACATAGTTTCTCCTTTGCAAACTGCTTTTCGATAACTTTTATTTCATCAAATATTCTCCTGCGCACTACTATGGGAAATTCCTCAATAACCTCAGTAAAATTTAAACTTAGCTGTGTGACAGTCATAATTCCTAAACTTATCATGGCATTTTGTTTTAGTTACGGTTGAATATACAAAAAATAAGGTATCTTACAAAACGCCATAAAATAGGGTGACTACTTCACAGTAACCACCCTAGCACCCGTTTAGAATAAATTTTTAGAATTTACTTTCTACATGGAAATATTTTCTAATCCAGTAGGGACGGTCTTTGTCCTTCAAGTCAGTCAAAGCAAGGTCATAGCAAGCGATAATGTATTTGTCCTTATCATCGCCAATCCATTTCAAGATAACACTGTTCTGGTCGGAAGCAGCCTTGTTCATTGCAACATACAATGCCCATTTGTTGTAGTAAGGTTCACATTCAACCCTACCATCATGTTGCTCAACCTTTTCAAACAGCTCATCGGGGTCACGCCATTTGGGTCCTTTACTACCATCCTGATTCTGAAATGCGGCAACGATTTCCTCGGCTTCATTTTCAGTAAGGAAGTTATAGTATTTAAGAGTACCCTCATAACATTCAAGAACTTCTTTAGCCATTCTCGGATTTACATCAGCAAGAACAGTGAAAGCCTTTTTAAACGCCAATAGGGATATTTTAATATCCTCGGCATCATTTGCTGTGGTAGCCTCATTAAAGACGGAACAGAATTTGTCCATCAATTCATCTTTAGTCATAATCGTCCTAGTTTTTATTTTCCGCAATTAGGGCAGTTTATCACTTTCGGAGGAACTTGTTGTATCGTCCTCGGCTTGATATATTTTCCCATAACTTTTGGTGTAATAGTAGTTAAAAACATTAAGAAGAAGCTCAACCCATAATGCCAGATACGCCAAAGTGAATGAGTAAAAGAGGCTGGGAATAACCCCCTGCCCGGTAATGAACAGGGAGTATCCCAGTGTCGTCCAAAAGGTAAGGCACTTGGAACAATTCAAAACCACGTTCTTTTTACTATGAAAGGTTATGATTTCTGCAAGCCCCAAATGGTTGAATAGGACGGCTATTAGCATTATGTAGATTAAGTCAATCATTCTTATTTCTTAGAATTAGCCACGGCTACGGAAGGAGTTTCCTCTTCTGATGCGGTTGCGGCAAATGCAATAGTTACAGGTGTAAGCAAGTTATACCCGTGTACATTTCCGTTACATTTCACATTAGCGGCTGATTCCAAAGTTTCCCCAACTGTCAATGTGGGTGCTGTGGTTATCACTCCTGCGAAGATAACATCAAAACTCTCGGTAAACATTTTCGTAAGAGGACGGCAGCAGCATCTTGGGTTACTACCTCTAGGCATATAGGTAATACTACCTTTAGCCAGAATAGTAAGATACGTCATTCCGTTAAGAACTTGTTGGCTGGCTACGGAATATTTTACCTCAGCCTGTGGTTGAACCGTTGCGTTCAGACAATAGCATTGGCAAAGGTTCTCGGTTATACTCACCGCATATTGCTGGGAGTTAGCCGAAATTGCAATAGGTGTTACGTTAATCATAATCCTTATTCAATTAGGTTTATTTTTTATTTGGGGCTTCTTCCGCCTTGGGTTTTTCCTCGGCAGGTACGTCACCGCCCAAATTCGGTGACTGTATAGGGGCGCTACCCGGTGTTAGGATAGGGGTCAAAACCTGAATCAACCCTGAAATAATAGTCTGCATATTCATAAGTAGCTCCTGATTTTTCAGACCTAACTGTACTGCGCAATACGCTCTATTACCTATATCACAGGTAGCGCAATTTTTATCACAACCTTCTTTAGCCATAACTTTAACTGTTTAAGAAATTAATAATTCCTGCCTTTACAAACATATTGGACTTCCATCGTCCTAATGCGGTGGTAAGTTTGCTTGCAGTAACTGCACGCCCTTCTTTGCGATTTTCCTCAATAAATGCGTGTACCGCTTTTCTACATTCTTCTACTTCCTGTTCTGTTTCAGCGTAGATAAACAATTTCATTTCAAATGCCTGCATAATATTCTAAATTTTATTCAGTAGGTAACGGAGGAATATCCACGGGAGGTGTGGTCGGAGTATTGATAATCGGCTCACCTTTCCTTATGGATTGTATAAAGTTGAATGTTCTTGTAACATCATCCTGATGTTCGTTGAACCATCCGAGAATAGTTCCGGCAGTTTCCTTTATCTGTTGGAAAGTAGTAGGTACTACTGGGTCGGTATCTGGCAACTGCATATCTTTAGCAAAGAAATCATACATTTCCGTAGCCTTTTTCAAATCACCGTTTGCAATAGCCAGACAGGACATCTTCAATGACATCTTACTACTTGTTCTCAGTCCTTTAAGCATTTCCAACTTCACTTTATTGTTACTCCAAATCATGTTTAAACGGGTTAAAGGGAGTTCCCCTATTTAGAGAACTCCCGAATTTTTTACTGATTGCATCCGCATCCAGTGTTGCAGCAACAAGGCATAGCCGGTTGATACAAAGCTACGGGTTGAGGATTAACCTGTCCGTTTCTTCCGGAACCACCGTTCAGTAACAAAGCCAAAGCCTCTGCCTGAGCCAAAGCACTTGCATTAGCACCTGCTCCTGCGCCTGCTCCACTTTGTGCATTAGTGATGATACGGATAATATCCAGATTGTTAGGAGTCTGGTTATTCTGGTGGTTAACTCTCTCAGCACGTTCTGCCAAAGCAGTAGTAGCCAGAATATCAATAGCACGTTGGTTGCCCTTGCTCTGTGAGTTGGCATAAACACCACCGAAAATCCATGCGCCTACGGCTGCAAGGAGTGCGGTACTACCAATTGCCAGACCTGCGATACCAACACCTGATGGTCGTCTAGCTGATTTCTCAGCCATCATAAAATGTTCGTAAGAACTCATGTCAGTTCCTTTACCCATGTTAGCGATGGTCATTAATTCTTCCGCTGTCATAATAGTAAGTTTTTAATGATAATTTTTAGAAATCTTCCTCTCATTAGGAATTGGTTCAAAGTTCGCTAAACATTCTCTCTTGGGAAAGGAATAAGTTACTAGCCCTTTACTTTTTCTTTACTGTCGAACACTTTAGCGTAAACTCTCTCATAGTTCAGATTCACAAAATAACGCTTACGCCTGTATTTAAAGTTATTACGTATAATACATACACCCGGACGTGTAAGTCCTGTAAGCTCCGCGATTTTATTATCTGAGAAACTACGGTTGCCCAGTATGTAGACTAGAATGTGTCGGGCATCCACACATTCCTCACAATTAGAGGTTAGAATCTTATCCTTGGAGATTCCTGTAACTTCTTCAACGACGCTCATTATGCGGTCGTACATTTCAATCATGGTATTCATTTTATATTCCAGTTAAACCTTTCTCTTAACTAATTTGTTACCTTTGTAATAACACCCCAAAAGTAATGTATATGAAAAACCCAGTCAATGACGTAAATACATCATATTTCAGTGAAGCTGAATTAAGAGTAGTGAAATTATTAGCCAGTGGCTCGTCTGAGAAGGAGATTGCTGACAGGCTATGTATCTCACGCCACACTGTTGACAACCATCTGAGGAATATTAGGGAGAGATTCGGCTTGCATAAGAATACGGAGATTATACTTCTGTACATTGCACAATTGAACCACAAACCATTCTCATTAGCCAATATAAAACAATATGGTCTTGAAGTAATCCTTGTGCTGGTGAATATCTGTACTTATACCGATTTGAAAAGTCTGTAAGTAATAAGAGTGAGTAGAAAGAAAATTATTCCTATGCCGGACAGAAGCGTTACGGCATAGAAGTACACAACCTCGCTTATAGGTACGTATTTGTAGATGAACGAACAGGCACAGATTCCTAGCAGGCATCCCAAGTTCAGTTTGTACCAAATACACATACGTTTTGCCGTAGCCATAACATAAAGAATCATTATCACAGAAAATCCTGCATTGATTGAACAATTATACACGAAGCTGTCTGTCAGCGAACCATTCAAGAATTTGTATCCGTGAATGTAGGCTGTTATAGTACAGATAAACGGTGCATACAACCGAACTAATCTACGCAGGACATCCATAGGCTTAAAAATGACTTTATTGCTTTGACCGATGCAAATATAATAGATTTATCCGAATAGGCACAAAAAAAGAGGAACTTTCTCAAGCTCCTCTTTCAAAAACCAATTAAATTACAATCATTTATTGCACAAACAAACAAGTTTTAACCGCCAGCTCCACCGATTTCAGCCCAATCAGCCACAGCCTTTTTGGTATCCACACGGATATAGAGTTTCTTACCAGTCAAGTCAGTGTACTGTGAACCTACTTTAAATACATGAGTGTCCGTAACCAATCTATCGTCAACATCAGCCGGAGCACCCTTACCAATCGCAACAGCATACAAATGTGTCTTATCTGCCGGATTGAGGATTGTTAAGTTTTCAATTTTAGCCATTTTGTTAAACTTTTAAATATTACACATTTTTGAAACGTCAACTACGAAATTCTGTTCCGTTTCAAAGATACAAATAATATTCTTAATTACAAGTCTTTTGGAATATATACTTTATTAATTTGATTCTTGAACACATCATACATACATCCCATCTTGTGTGCCTGCATATTCAATATGACAAAACTTGACAGGTTATCCTTGGATAGGTTTTCCATAAGTTCGGCATAAGTAAGTTTTGAACCCCACATAAGTCCGGCAGCTATTTTACCTTTAAATTTCGGGTGTGCACCTATCCATTCTTTCATTTGTTCATAGTCGGAAATATCATCTATGACAAATTTAAGATAATCGTGTTCATCCATAAGCACCCAGTTTTCCGAGCGCATTTTTGTAGTTTCTCCTGTGCTGCCTAGTTTATAGTCAACCACAAAAGATATACGATTTACGTACTCTCCGCCCATGTCACCATAGTAATTTCTGAAAGGAACATAATTGGCTAGGGAAACAGACCCGTTAGTTTCTACCACGATAAGAAAGTTAGCTTGAATGAGGTCTGTAATCAACTTAGGAATATCTGGGCGCTTCAACAATGGTTCACCACCTGTAAGGCAAATGATGTTATGCCCTATATCATGGCACGTGGCTAGTATTTCGTCAAGTCCCATTTCGGTTCCACTACTCATTTCCAATGCCTCCGGAGTATCACAAAGAACTCCTTTGGTTGATTTGTAACATCTCAAGTTACATCCTGATAAACGGATAAAAGTACATGGCATACCGATTCCGAATCGGTTTACCTCACCCATATAGCCGGGATAGATGCTGTTTATTTTCATATTGGTTATATTTAGAATGATAAGACAAATAATTTTTCCGAGCGGTTAAGATAAGGGGAAAACATTTCTCTCTTACTTTTGTAGATGCCGCAAAAGTACCCTATGGCATTTACAATCGTATCACGGAGTTTAGGTTTCTCACTACGCAAAAGGTCTATAAGCCTTTCGGCACGTTCCTCGGTAGGAGTATCCAAGTAGTCGTTTATACGTTCATAGTATCTTCCCAGCGTGATATTACCCCTTACCATAGGGTAGTAAGTCTGATGTCGGTAATAGTTAGCCATTTCCCCTAATAGGGAAATACATATAACACCTCCGGCAAGTTCAGCCAGACGTGTGTTTTCTACAATCTTGTTTTTAGTTCCGGTCAAGGATTTCAAAGGCTTTTCACAACCTTTGGGAACTCTAAATTCAATAGAACTCCCCACTAAGTAGCGGAAGAGTTCTTGGGTACGTTTGTTCTCCATAACTGTCTAGGTTTCTTATGATATTTTGTAGAATGTAGTCTGCGTTTCGGTTTTCTCATTGCCGTTTTCTTTTACGTGAAACTTTTTCGGTTTCCTTTTCCTCCACTATTTCCTCCACATCAACTATATCCTCACGTGAGGACGGTTTTGCCGGAATGGATATGGTGGACGGTTGTTCTATTTCCTTGGGAGCACCTCCGAATATTTTGGATAAAATACCACCGCCGGCAGAAGTGGCAGCACCCCCAGCAGCACCTTTAGCCTCGATATTTACCGATATTCGTTCTCTTCCCAGTTCGGCTTTAGCAGCCATCAAATCATTAAGGCGGTCAATCTCTCCGGAAAGTCCGGCATCAGCGACACCACCGTCAACCTTTTCAATAACAGAACCTCTTCTTACTCTTTCATACTGGATGTCAATAAGGAAGTCCATCATATCGGCAGGTGTGGCAGGTTTCTTGTCACCCCAGTCTATACCACAGGCAAAATCCTTTCTGTACATAGGACACTTGTCATAAATGTAGCAGGAATTGCAGTTCATTCCTACGCCTATAATCTCATTTACAGATACCTTGTCACGGGTATTGACAATAAACTTGTCAAAGTCCTCACACCATATATCCATAGGGAGAGTTTTTATCCGCTTAAGATAATACTCCCGGCAGTCAAGAAGATTATCCTCGGTTTTTCTACAAGTCATGCAGTCGGGATAACCCCCTTTTTCAAAGAAAGGACACAAATGTCTTTTCAACAAATCAGCATCCTCCGTACCACGAACAGCCTCGATTCTTTTTTCAATTGTATCAGTTGCCATACTATCTTCTTGTTTTATCGTAATACAAAACAGGTTTATTCTTTAGCTTGCAGTGAGCGATTTTAAGAAATTCCCTGCGGAATCCCAACCACCCTAGCAGGTTCATGTTATTTATAGGAATACGCTTTTCACCACGTATATCTTCCATACTCAGCCCGGCATCCTCATATTTGATACGGTTAGCCTTTCTTCTGTACTTATGTTTGTAGTCAATGGTGCTGAAATTTTTCCCGTCATAGTTATAAGTAGTACCAAAACGAGTACCTCCTAACCATGTTACAGAATCCACGGAAAAGAAAGGGAATCTTTGCAACAGGTTCATTTCGGTCCAAGCAAACCCATGTACTTTTGTTCCATAGGCATTTGTAATGCGATATATCTCGGCAGCATTATCTTTCATAGTCTGGTTACATCCTACGTAGTTATGTTGCTGGCAATACTCTTTAAGCCGTAACAGACCAGTCTTGTCACCCTGTGCGTCCTGATGCACCACATATACTACGTTTATATCCTTTTCGAGCGGTTTGAAATATTTTTCATTCCATCGGTCAACAACTTCCCTACCTACAATCATGTCCAAGTCAAGGTTTGCAGCGACAAATATAAACTTTTTATTTTCATGCAACCAAGCCACGTATTCCTCCAAATAAGGAAGCCAGTATTCTTCGGTAGTCATTTTATGCTCCACTTTTTTACCCATAAAGGAGAAAGCTCCGGAGTCCGTCATAAATATACCACCTTCCTTATGTTGTTTCTCCAATTGCGGTGGGTAAAATTTGAGTGACTTTCTCAAGTAGAAGTAAGAAACCAACGTGTCCTTTATACCGAAATCCCGTAATGTGGTATAATCACCTACGGATGATGCGGAAAAGAACAGAGTGGCTTTTCTTTTACTCAACTCATTACCTTCTTCAAGAACTCTGCGCTCCATTTTTCCCTACGTAATGAAGTTATTACTTTCTGGCATTTGTCACATACTCCGCAATTGCGCTTTTCGTTTTCCCCATCGGGGCAAAAAGTAAGATGCGAGTAATCTAGCGTACTTAGTTTCTTAGCCAGCTTTACAAACGGCACATTCATTGCCGGAGCAAGAAGTTTAATCTTATAAGATTTGGCGAACAAATATCTTGCCTCTTCATAGAAAAGATAACCACCGTCAAACCATGAACTTCCCAAATCCACAGCACCGTATGCCACTTTCTTTATTCCCATAGCAGTAGCATAATTACCTGCCATAGAAAGAAACAAAAGATTCCGGCAGGGAATATCCACATTATGCACGTTACCATCCTTATCACGAATAGGCTCAAACTGTAAGGGGTAAGTTACTTTGCGGAAACTCTTGACGGAATCTTTATAGACTTCAATATAATAACCTATTGCGGACAGTTCTTTTTCGATATTGTCCTGCCCATAGTCAACATAGAACAAATGAATATCATACGATTTGGAGAGTTTATCCAGATTATACAGGCTTTCAAAACCTCCAGTAAACAGCAAAACTACTTTTTCTCTTTTCATAATCTTATTAAATAGAAAAAGCCCACTATGTAAATAGCAGGCTTTTTGTGAATACTTTTGGAGGGCTTAACGTCTACGTCCACCACGAGTAGAAGTTCTACGTCCACCGCCACCACGGGTAGCAGTTCTACGAGTAGCACCTCCACCGCCTCTACGAGCAGTACGGGCAGCGCCACCACCGCCTCCACCTCTAGTTGTTCCCATAATAGTGAAAATTTAAAAGTCCAGCAGTATTCATTTATAAAGCGATTAGCTGTAAAAACCGCTTGTGCAAATGTACTAAAAACTTTTATTCTTCCAAATAAAACCTGCGAAATTATATACTTAAAAAGAATATTTTAAGTCCAATAGCAGTAGTATTCAAGGACGCATCCTGAAAAAACGGCTGGACACCTATCAATATTCCCTTTTTAGCAAAAAATTTATTGCTTATAATCGCACCCTTAATAGCTTGGTTAAGCGCACCCGCACCAATAACTCTTATTATAATATCATTATCGGGATTGCTTTGGTAGGTAGAATAAATACTACCAGCCAATTTCTTGGCATCAGTAGATGAACTGCATCTTAGGGTAGTGACTTTTTCTTGTACTTCATTAATTGCTTCCATAATTACTACGATTTTACCCAGCGTGACTTTGAATAGTGCAAATATAACAATTATTCGTCTACTTCCACAGATTCAAGTTGTATTTTTGAAATCTTATGTAAATCTTCCGGACGTATAACAAGCAGGTATCCTTTACCACCTTTTTGGCGCAAAGCGATAATGGGAATTTTTTTCTCCACTTTAGCCTTGTTCCTAATATCCTCGAACAAAGTCCATATAGCGGATTTTCCCCTAACCTTACATTCAATGTACAGTTTGGGATGAAGCGTGTCGCTGTTAGTATTATGACCGCTATTACTTCCGGACAATGGAACTCTCTTTGTACCGAAATGTTTGGCAACTTCTCTTTCAAATGACTTCCAACAGCTCTTTGACGTTGGTTTCTTAACCACTACATTATTCTTACGGATAACTTCCTTCTTAGGTCGTAATCTCCTACCGATACTTCTTTTAGGCATTACATTAAAACGGTTAATATTTCCACTGGAATATCTACTCTTACAAAATGTGGATTATTGCAGGCGTTCCAGTTTTCATTAGAATTTAGGTAAGGCTGATAAAGATTACACATTCCGTTTTTGTAGAACTGTGTAATCTGATATACCTTGCCTGAATATACACTTTTTATATAGCTTCCCAAAGGGAAACAGCTAGGATTATGGGGCATAAGTCTACATATTTTCGACACCTCTTCGTGTCAGTTCCCTACTAAGCATTGCCAGCACATTACTGAATGATTCGAGTTTTCCCGCAAGTAGGTCACGGAATATTTCCGCTTCCAGAAGTTTCTTATTCAACTTCTCCACTTCGGGAGTTACTTTAGCGGAAGTTTTTCTTTCGGTTACAGTACCACCACCTGCGGACAGCATCGCCTTATCACACGCTAAGTCATATTCAGACTTACATTGGGCATAAACAGCACAGGCTTCCATGTGTCTATCCTCGGTAAATTCACGCCATGCGGAATATTTGGCAATCATGTTACCCAGTTCGGTAGAACTTGTTTCCGCTATGGTTACTGGCATTGTGGGTAAACCTCCTTTTGGAGCCTCTACCTCGGCAAATACTTTACGGAATCTTTCTAACGGAGAAGATTCCTCTTTAGGTTTTCTTACTGGCATAATTTGTGAGATTTAATGTTTAAAACAATAAGTTGTATAAGGACAGCTCAAAGCAGCCTTGCAATGGGCGTCCGGACAAATTCTTGCAGGAGGAGTTTTAGTTTCCACACAGTCAATAATAGTGTTCATCTTTTCATCGGCTTTTTCCAACTCCGTTTCATTTACGGGCATGAGGAAATCCTTTATTTCGGAAGTATCCTTGTTTATGTACAGGTACAGAACTTTAGTAGCACCTAGTTCTCTAGCGTACAGGGATGCCTGAAACTCATGTTTGGCAAATGGACGGAATATCGCTTTTCTGTAAAAGAAAGAGTTCATGGTCTTTATTTCCAAAACCACTTTCTCCCCGAATACCGATTTCTTGAATACACCATCAGCCTTACCATTTATGTAACGGTCTTTATTCACTACTGGAACTTCCGCCTGTTCGAGAAGTCCTATTTTATAAAGTATAGCCTGCATATATACATGATACCATGTACCCACATCGAATGTTCTTTGAAGTTCCCCCGTGATGGTGGAAACCCTAACGTCACTGGGAGGAAGCCTACATAAGTCATAGTACATGAGCCTTGGGCATCCGTCCAATAATTGTGACGGGTGAAATACACCTTCTGCACGTTTATCCGGAGCCATTACAGTCATATAGAAATCCATGAACTCCATAAAGAAAATATCACGGTTAAAATCTTCTGTTATACCAAGAAGTTTCTTAATCTTTCTGCGGATTCCCAAAACGGAAAATATACTGGCAGAAGTAACCCCGTTTACACAGGCAGAATTTATCTTATCAGAAATTGATAAAGGTTTCTCATCGGAAGAACCTTTTATAGTTTTACGGAGTAACCTCCCTATACCACCTCTAGTCATTTTTATTTAAGTTAAAAGGAAAGGAGCAGCCATTTCTGAACTGCTCCTAACACGGAATGGAAAATTACAAATATCAGAGAGTCTGGTGATTCCAAAGTGGCTCGAACACTTGACCCACGCCTTAAAAGGGCGTTGCTCTATCCAACTGAGCTATGGAACCAAGTGGAACAGCATCGGCAATCTCACAAATCCAACGCTGTTCCTAGAACATCATTTAACCTCCGATTTGATGTTTCAAAGATAACAAATATTTTTTAGTTTCCAAAATGCTGTTTATAAAACATGAACTTTTGCTGCACTTAGAGTAGCTTTCTTGATTACTTTCCCTAAGCTGAAAGCGAGATTACTCATGTCCTCAAGCACAACCCAATGTTTGAACATTGTCTTTGGGTCATAACACATATTAATACAGACCTGAATTACAGTAAAGTCCATTTTCTCTACTTTATCCACACATTCCTTTGTATGTTCTATCGCCTTACTGCCCCTGTAACGGGAAGCACTCGGTTCACCGTCTGATAGAACAAACAGCAAAACATGATTCTGTGTCTGTTTGCGAATACGCTGGGCGGTTTCAAGTATGGCAATACCATCCCTGTTTTCACATCTTGCCTCAACAGAACCCAGGGAATACCTTGGCTTGAAAGTTTTTTCACGGTAAATCATTAGTTCGGTAGCACCGTCAAAACGACTGTCACCCGAATGACCGTAAATGAACAGTTCCACTTTTGGAGAATCCCCCAAAGCCTCATTGATAAGTATGGCAGTATCACGGGCAGCTTCTATTCTACCACCGCACATGGAACCACTCTCGTCAATAAGCACGCCCACACTTACACCGTCAGTCCTTACTTCACCTTGTCGGATATATACGGTAGGAACACCCTGTACGGCTTCGGCAAGTTTGGAAGTATCCAGCATGCCGCTTCTCATAGAGCGGTGTATGTACTGGTATTCCTTACAATGGCAACGTATAACTTTGGATATTGCCGGAGCATAACGTTTAACTCTGGCAAGTGATTCCTTGTACCGTTCCTCATTAGTAGGAGGAAATTTGAAAAAGGCATCCTTGGTTCCTCCCATATCTACTGTGCCCTCACATACATCTCCAAGCAAACCTCTGTCCTTTTTCACGGCATCAGCAATTTTGGAGTCATCCATACGGTCCGGCATTGAACGGTCAAGTTTGTCAAGTATATCTGAACTGTCGGATGCCATTCGTTTCTCAACCTCCACACCCGATAGTCCTCCTCCGGAAGCGGAATCCTCTTTCATTTCCTCTTCAAGTTTGTCCTTATAGAACTCTTTAAGAATATCAAAAACCTTATAGGCAGCGAGAACCGTTTCCTTAGTAGTTACTGGATAGGGTAAAAGCACTTTCTTTATTTCAACGAGATATGGAGCATACTTTACTATCTCGGCTTCATCTATGTATTTAGGGTATCGGACAATCTCCAGTATAAGATTGAGAAGAACCTCAAAATCATTAAGTTCCGATTTTTCTTTTTTGGGAGCGACATAATCCAAGTAGTAACTGTCAAACCAGTAATATTTGCTTCGTTCCAAGAATCGTGCGAAACCCGGTTTCAAATCACCGCAAAGTTTCTCAATACGTTCATCTTCCAGTATATTGAATAATCGGGATATGATTCTGTTACCGATAGAAGTCAGACGTTCCTTGTTTGTGTACAACAAGTGGCATCCCTCATGTACAGTGGTCCCCAAAAATACGTCCAACCGTTCACCAACAGTAAGAGCCTTGTCAGTAAGCATTATGGTGGAAACCTGTACTTTCTGAAAGTCAGTGAAACTGTCCTCCCCGTTATGAATTATAACTTTTACCTTGTAGGGAATATCCATAGAAGTTATCATATCACGTGCCAGAGGATATGCACGCTTTATCAGTTCTGCTTCATCAGCACATTCCAGATAGTAGGAAGAATAGGCACTGCCCTCTTCCAAGGTACTTTCCCAATCAAGTTTCCCCTCTTTTCGTATATGTGTGAACGCCTTACCGTCACGTTCCAACCAATCTTCCAAAAGTTCGTCCACGATTTCATCGGTGACAACCATATCTTTATCCACAGCCATAGTCAATATGTTATTTTAAATAGTTCCTTTTTATAATACCCGGTTTTAAGCAACTCGGATTTCTTGGCATTAAGTATAGGAAACGCCCTATCTTTCAAGATGCGTTTCCCGTTATACCACAAGCTACCGTAGGTCTTTTTCTTAGGTTTGTCTACGGGAAATTGATTACTTGTTGCCATAGGCAAGAAATTTTTATCTACTACTAATCACCCTGCATACGATACCACGTTCTCCATCGGAGCGAGTACCTTCAAAAAGAGGAAGAAGAACCAGTTCCATAGCACGTACCAAATCCCATCCGTCAGCAACCAAGTCACCCACCATAAGAGTTTCACGGGTGGAAATGGAACTGCTTATCTCCTGTTTGTTATACATATTACGCAAACTGTTTGCAACCTTTGTAATAATTGTAGCGTCCGAAAGGGAAATTCCACAGCGTTTTACCAAAACCTTGTTTTCCTGTTCCGGTGGCATATATGATAATTCGATAGGGAAGAAACGTCCTACAAGTGCACGGTCCATACTCATTGTACCCGTATATTCCACACCAACATTGGCAGTTGCTACAAAACAACATTCCGGATGCACTTCTATTTCACGTAAGTCCTCACCGCCGGCAATTTCCACAGGAAGTTTTCTACGGCTGTCAAGACAGGGAAACAGAATGTTATTAGTAGTAACGGGTGCACGGGATAACTCGTCCAAAAGCACTACACCCGGTTTGGATATATCCCTTGTAAATTTGGCATAGTCAAATACTGATACACCTCCCTTTTGCAATCGGTGTACACCTAAAAGTCCGGCTACTGGGTCATACATGGAACCCATATCATAGACAGAACAGGATATGCCAAGTTTCTTACAGGCAAGTAACACAAGTTCGGTCTTACCACCACCCGTAGCACCGATAAGCATCGTGTTCACCTGATTCTGAATATTACGCATAAGCAGATACCATACATCTGAATCTACATAGAAACCCTCTGAACCGATAGAGGGGATTTTAAATTCCGGATTTGTTTTCATCTTCCCCAATAAAGTTTTGGAGGAAGTCTTGGTGTCCTTTTTTTCATCTGAACTGCCAGAATCATAAGAAGAGGTGGAGGTACCTATAAATATTTCATAGGCTCTAACCATTTCTTCGGTAGGCTTATGTTTCGGGTCCCGATAATCAGCATCAAGAATACCGATAGGAAAGATGTTTCCTGCCTGATAATACTTACTGGCAGGCTTGAGCATATCGGTCACAAAGGTTGTACCCGTGGGGTACGCATCCCTTAAAGACCTGTCGGCACTTACATTTACCGTGCTGTCGATTTTAGTACCATCTTCAAAAGTCTGACCGTTAAGTGCCTTACAACGTTGTCTACCCTCTTCTACGAGAGTTCTCAAAAAGTAATATTTTTCCATTTTGTGAGATTAAAAAAGTTTATGTGATTTTTCTAAGTTATAAATTATACTCTCTGCGGTGCTCAAATCCAGATTTTTTCGGAGTGTTCTTTTCCGGAATCCTGTACCATCAGTCATTTGTGAATATTCCACCACTTTAAACAACCCGTGTTGTTGTTTCTTATATTCAAAGCGGAATATACGGTATAAGTTTATTTTCGGCATAGTTAAATATACAAATTTTTATGGAAATAACAAAACCCCCTAACTGTTATCCTTATACGCAAGTTCAATCAAAAATTGTAAGTCCTCATAAGTAAGAATAGCAAGGCTGTCACGGGATTTCTCAAAATCCACCACAAAGATAGGAATTTTTTTAGCCGAACATTTCTTTTTCAGTTTAACCCACTCGGATAATTTAAGGCTATATGATTCATGGGCTGTGGTTTTTGCCTCAATTTCACAAAAATCAGTAATCACATCATTTTGCCCGAATGTGGCTCCTGAATTGATAGTCGTATAGCCACGGAGTTTTTTAGCTATACGACTTTCCTGTTTTTTGGAACGCTCCCGTGTAGTAGTGGAACCGTCCATAAGTTTGTTCAGATACCCGAATTTACTCTTTACCATTGTATAGAATATATCCGGTGAATCTTCATTACGCTATCCCTGTAACTGGTGGTAAGAGTTACAGAGTAACCAACACTTTTAAGTATCTCTACCAACTCGGACACATCCGTACAGAATCCTATCGTCAATGAACACTTGCCGCTTTCAGCAGCCATTTTTATTTTGGTAAATACCTCCCTGTAAGGAGTGGTGGCGATTTCCCTCGCCTGTTGTGCAGTAAGATACTGCTGTTTTTGTTTTTCAGTCATATTCCTAAAATAAGTTTTGTACACTAAAATAAGAAATTTTATCAGAACTTTCAAGCCACTTGGAATACTCTTTACGTGCATGAGTTTCCCAATTGGTTTTTCCCATACTAAACCCATAAAGAACTTCTTTGTTCCATGCGTGAATTACAGCTTGTTCCAAAGTATCATGTACACAGTCAGAACGGGTAAGAGGATGTCCATACCCATGGGTACTTGCCATAAACGAAGTAACACAACCCCATTTTCCATTTCTTTGAACCGCCTCAAAACAAAGACCAGTCTTGGGAACCTTCCATTGTAGGAACGTTACTGCTACACCAAAACAATTAAATACCGTTTCTTGGGGAAATAACATTTCTATTAATGTTGTAAGTATGCAAGCATCTATCATATTTTTGGTTTATTTTAAAATGTCATCAATAGATGATAAAACACTCTCCAGTCTTTCCAACTGCTCAGAGTATTTCATAAGAAGATTTTCTTCTCTTTCCGTAGCCTCCCCTCCATTGTGAATATCATTATACTTTTCGTATTTTGATTTTACACTCTTATATGCTTTCTGAAAGAACGGAAGCAATATCTTACATTCCTCTTTGGTCATACAGACCGTTATCTCGTATGGAGATGAATACGATTTTCTTGTGCTATCTATGTAACTCATTTCTTTCCTGTTTTGAATTTCTTGTTTATTTCTTTTTCTGCCGCCTTGGCTCCTTTCTTGAAACCCTCTACAAAGCTGTCAAAACAAATTCTGTTTATTTCTGGAGTACAGCTTCTCAAAAGTGGGCAAATCGAACATCTTTGGCTAAGTCCGGCTGACCTCTTGGCTATTTTCGTTACGTTTTTCATAGGCTTTACACTCTTCACAATGCAGTTTGTAAGCATGGGCAAACATTCCTAGAGTAACAGGTTCAAAGTTAAAATCCGCCTGTTTCCCTTCTATAACAACAGAAACACACAATTGTCCATCGCAAAAGTCAATATACGCTTCACCACCTCCATTTCCTTTAATGGAAAGTGTTTGTGTCTGTACGCTATTCATTATTCACCTCCTTTAATCTTTTAATTATGGCATTAGCACAATTAACCGAATATTTAGCAGCTACATCAGAACAAACACCAATATCGTTTGCTATAACCACATTAACGATTTCTTTTGCCAATTCGTATCTACGCTGTTCCCAGTCGATAGTTTCACTAAAGAAATCAAGTTCTGATACTTTGAAATATTTATCATTCACCAATGCAGTGCCATCATCATATAAATCCTTGATATTTACAATTTCTCCTGTTAATTTTACTCTTGCTTTCATTGTTTAATCATTTATTATATTACCACCAAAACATTCCACCCCAAAATAATATAAAAATAATACCTGCTACAAGTTTGACAACAGCACCCAAACCAAAAGCACCGTCCTTACCATTAGATGCCCAAAACAACCAAAGTATTAAAACTATAATTGCCACTACATTATACCATGCTATTGTAATCATAATTGTTCCTCCTTTGTTTTAAAGTGTTCAATCAGTTCGTTTACGGAAGCCTTGTGTATTTTTCTACCTTCATTACATACTTCATCACCACATTTAAACCATAAATCCCCATCGGTAAACCATTGGTACTTGTCTGTATCATCCCTTAATGCAGCGATAGCCAGGAAAAGTTCCTCGTTAGCTCCGCAATCAACAAGGACATCTATTTCTTTAAGAGCATTTATATCATCATCGCGCCATGAATAAACCGAAATAATTCCAAACATACAAGTACATAGATTATGCCAACCTAAATATGGATTACAATAATAGCCAAGTTCTTTTAATCTATTTCTAATATTATCAGTATTTTTGCGTATGAAACACGGTGTTGTAAATCCCATAGTTATTCCTCCTTAATTATTCGCTCATTTATAATAAACTCTCCATGAATATCAATGGGAAGCATATTGGAAACACTCGCATGATAAGTCTTACCGTCCATTGCCTTACATAGTGGATGTATTTCTTTAGGCATAGGGGCAGGACATTTTTTACAATGTCTTATCATTTCAAAATGTCTATTTTCCTTATTGCCACAACATTCACAATGAATTGGATAGTAAAAATAAGTACGTTCCAACTGGGTTTCTTTTCCACATATTTCGCATCTGCCCCATTCTATTGAATTACACATAATTTATTCCTCCTTAATTATCTTAATATCAGTTACTTTACCACGATTAATAAAACGTTCATCAGAGTTATAATATCCAGCAATTACTTTACACAAGGGACGATCCATTCTACATTGTTCTTGTAGACTACAATTGTCACATGGTGAACTATTCTGCATTAATACTAATTCATGCAGCACTCCATCAATTATTATTCCGTTATTTACTTCCATAGTCAAATACAATTTCTCATATACGTTTTCCTATCAATCATACCGTTTTCTGATTCTTCTACCAAGTCAAAGAATGTATTAGCATAACAAACATGCTCGTCTATCATTATACATATCCCATCAGACGGATAATATTCACATGAAACATTATCATCCCAATCTATATGTTTTTGTGCTTCTTTGGCTATATCATCACAAGCAATCATATACTCTATGTATTTATTAGATGCTTTTCTTATTTTGTCAAATATATTTCCTTTCATGGCTTTTCAATTACTCAATATATAAAATAATCCCTCTATGTATCATATCTTCCAATTCTCTTTCCGAAAACTCATCGAATGTATGTTTATCCATAGTGCAAAAATGATACCTTACAAGATGCTTTTCATAATTGATGTTTTTATGATAATCAATCATTACATCACTTATAACCGTCTCAACAATCTTACCGTTTACAACAAAAGAAAAACGTGTTCCGACATCATAACACACCTTCTTAAACAAAAGAACTTTACTTTCATTCATTTTCAATCTCCTTTCTCTTTAATCCGTTCAAGTACATCCCTGTTGGCTTCTAGTATATCATCAAAAGACGGGATGGGCATCCAAGCTACCGTATCATAATACACCGTATCATAATACACTAATGCTTTTGCTTCCCATTCTCCATCTATATAATTGTTTACACATATAAAATAATTATTAGAGCGCTTCACCTTACAGAGTGTAAATACCATATCTTCATTTTCCGGCAACCGTTCATTAACGCTTATCCAAGGAGATTGCTTGGATTGCCATTCGGCACCTTGAACGAAATTCATCTCTCCAAACTTTGCCAAATCTTTACCAAACAAAGTTCTGTCAACTGTCCTATGATTAAATAGGATATTTTCCTTCGCTGCTTCTTTTACTGTCTGTTTCATATCAATAGCTAGGATTTAATACATATACATCACATTCGTGACATTGATTACACCTTTTATTACTATCTTTAATACACATAAGTTTGACTTTAGCATGTTTCAATTTCATTGCCCATTCCGCACCAGCAATGAACCCTGCATAATATGCTGGGAATGCACTTCCGCTGCTTCTACTTTCTGCGAAAGAATGAGCGGCTTCTTCTACTGTCTGTTTCATATTAAAATACTATTTTAAAATTCTTACCTTTCAATGTAGGAAGCCTGCCTGTGACAAACTTCTCCAGTTCCTCTTCGTCTATCGGGAACAACGGGCAATATTGGTATCTGAACGTATGTACAAACCGCCCGTCAAGCATCACATCAAAAACCAGTGTTTTCATATCTTGTTCACTTTTGTCCATAAACTAAACTCGGTATAGAGATATTTCCATTTATCCCTGTAACGGTATTTGTCATTCGGGTATTGGCAACGGACACAATAATCCGTCTTATATAAAACCTCATAGATTACTCCCCTATGTTCAAACAGTTCGTGACTGTCAAGGGTTCCTACTTCCACCTTATTCATAACCGTAAACAAAAAATTGTATAAATAATAACAAATATGAAGTAAGATAATATCATAATCATCCACTTCCAAAACTTATATTTATCCCTTTTTAAGCCATATATGAATGTGGTCAATATAAGGGTGATAAGTATAAAGTATATTGCAAAGCTGATTCCGTTTTCCATAATGAGAAATTTTTAATACTTGAATATAGGAAAAATTTAGGAGGAAAGCAATCTGAAAAATAAAGCCCCACTGGGGTTTTCCAATGAGGCTTTGAGTTTACTTTTTGATTGCATCACGTAATTTGCGGAGAGGTGAATCTTCCGAGTTCTTTTCGTCATGGGGTTTTGATGCTTGAAGTTTCTCCATGTTCTGCTTTGTAAGTTTACCAACCATTTGTAGTCCTTGACCACCAAACAGTCCTCCAAAAAGTCCTTTTGCCATAATCATAAAGTTTTAGTCAGTTTCCGGTTTTTTGTCCTCCACAGGTTTTACTGTATAACGACTTCCTGTACCTTTGACAATTTGAAAACCGTTTCTTTTCAACAACTTGTCAGCCAGTTTACTGGACACCCTCCAAAGGTTCCCCAAAAATAAATTGTTAGGGGATAAGTTGACATATCTCTTGCTGCATTTGAGAATAAGAACGATTTTCTTAAATTCATCTTCGGTCATTTCAATTTTCTTTCCCATAGTCAAATATTAATATCCGACTAACTCGGTACTAAAGTAGTATAATTGCTGATTATCTAACCTATGATTGGTTACTACTTTGTTACTCCGTCAGCCGGATTTGTTAGTTATTCGATTTTCTCAATATGTTCTTTTTTGTACTTTATGATTTCACCTTGGCATATCAAGTGAACGCCCAAAGTAATAAGAAGTACACCTACAACCATTCTCCAGTTATGGAAAGATATGCGGAACGGTGAAATGCTTATCTCTGTGTGAAGAGCCATAAGGAATACGAGCACCGCCACAGGAATAAGCACAGGAGTTACATCAAAACATCTCACGGTACACCTCCTTTTCCAACTTTTTAAGCATCCCGGATTTTGTAAGTTCGTTCACAAAATTATCTATACCCTGTACGTGAAGGTCTTTATAGTCATACCAAGAACCTTTACGTTCTACGAGATTATATTTCATGGCAAGGTCAACTATCTGTCCGGAGGCATCAGTAGAATATGCCTGTGTACCTCCATAGTCCACATAAGCGTAAAAGAATGTAGCACTTCTTTGGGGAACACCCACCTTGTTTTTCACACATTCAATGGATATGTTTCTTCCTATTACAATCTCACCCTCATCAACTTTGGCGTTGAGTTTTTTAAGTGCCTTGAATTTCACGGATAATGATTTCGTGCGCTTCAACTGTTCACCGTTACGTATGACTTCTGGGTCGCCGTATGCTATTCCCGTTTTTTGGTATGCCGAGTTGATAACTATAAGAGTGGATTCCTTTGTCGGATTACTGTTCATGGCAGCTTGGAATTTACGGCACGCCTTATTCCAGAACCGTGCTCCGGAAGCCATCTGCTGGTCTTCCATAGATTTTCCTATTTCCTCGTCAGTACCGATAGCGGACATACTGTCCAGAACCACAAGACTTATTTCCTCATTTTCAAGCAATGCCTGTATAATATCCACACAGTTACTAAGTAGGGTAGGTCTTACCAAAATAAGACCCTCATTGTCAATACCGAAATTTTCTCCCCAGTCGGGAGTGTAGGTAGCCTCAATATCCACAAGAGCAACTCTTCGTGCCACAGGTGGTTTTTTGGGCTTATAACCGTCACGCAACTCAAAGGATTCCAGTTCCCTCATTGTATCATCGCCTTTATAGGCGAATGACTTGAAAGCGTTAGGCTCATGGTTCGCCCAATCATAGTGCTGGAATTTTGCTATGGCATCATAGGACGCATAGCTTTTAAGGGAACCGTTCTCACCATAATGTTCGATAACTCTTCCTATGGGGAAACCTCCACAGGTAACATAGTTATACGCCGGAATACGGCTTAATATCTTACGGCACTTAGGTAGTGTAGCCGCAGTGTGAACAACTCCGTCACCCATTAAATCGTTAAATTTATTAAGCATGGAGTTTAATACTGAAAGTTTTTTAGCCATAGTCAATCAATTAAGTAAGAGGCTGCAATATAGCCCGTAATTTAACTCGAATCTCCAAATATAACCGCCAGCAGTATGACGCTTAAGTAAGCAACATTCATTTATATGCCGGTAATTTACTTTTGTCACCCGAAATGCTTCTTGGGCACTTTCAAATACACCGATATACTCAGAACCTCTTATCTGTAAGATAGTTTTCATAGGTCTGCCTGCACCCGGATATTTAGGATGTCCTTTAATTGTCATACTTCTGCGTAATTGGCAAGTTCCATAGTTAATATTATATTTATGAGTGCACCATTCCAAATTTTCTACATTAGGGTTTTCTTTATTTTCATCCTTATGGTTTACAAAAGGAAGATTATTCGGATTTGGTATAAATGCCTTAGCTACTAGTCTATGAACTTTTCTAGTAGTACCTCCTAGAGAAACCGCCCAATATCCACAGGAATCATGTGTTTGAGAAAGTAGTTTTCCCTTTTTCCTAACTTTCCCCTTATTAGAAACTTCATAAGTAGGAAATTCATCAATTATTCTCCATTCTTCAATCATAATAATCCTACGTATAATGAATAGTTAAACCTATGAGGATAAGATAGTACATCTGGATTTTTCATCTCGCCCCAGTTTGCAAGTATTTTGCCATCGGCAATTAACGGCACGTCCAGTTTGACGGTGTTTTCCATACAGTCAATAACCACTTTTTCACATTCCATCATTTGGTCCTCACGTACTTCAATAAGAACCTCATCGTGAACCTGCAATAAAAAATGGGCATCAAGATTAAGTTCCTTGAACTTCCGGCACATTGCGATAGTAGCCAGTTTCACTATATCCGCACCAGTTCCTTGGATAATGGTATTTACCGCCTGTCTTAATTCGGCATAATACATGGCTTCATTACGGGTGAACTTGGACTTTGTAGTTTCCTTGAAAACACGTATTCTACCGAACAGATTTTTCACGTACCCATGTTTTCGGGCAAAATTTTCAGTAGCTTCTTTCCAATGGGCAAATCCTATGTACGACTTATGATAATTGTCAATCATCTCAATGGCACGTTCCTTGGCCACATTGAAAGTTCTCATATACTTACCGATTCCCATACCGTACAGCACGCCAAAGTTCATCACTTTTGCCTGTTTACGGGTAATATTACAGGCTTTGGCAACCTCACCATGTGGGTCACGTCCGTGCAGGAAGATATCCATAAACCGTTCATCCTTACTCATGTGCGCCATCACACGGAGTTCCAACTGTGAGTAGTCATAGTTGACAAACTTATAGCCCGGTCTTGGAACAAATGCCTCACGTATGGGAAAATGGTAATTGTTAGGTTGGTTCTGTAAGTTAGGTCCGGTAGATGCGAAACGTCCTGTCTTTGTACCACAACTGTTCAAGTCACCTCTTAGAACCGAGTGCTCGTCAACCAAGTTAGGAATAGCCTTAACATATCCGGTGTACAATTTGTTCAACTCCGAATATTCGTTCATAAGAGCACCGACACGTATTCCCATAGAATCCCATTCCTCAAATGTAGCAGCATCCGTACTGGGTGCTCCTGTTTTTTTGGAATAGCTTACAATAGGAAGTTTCATCTTATCAAAGAATACGGCAGCTTTCTGCTTTGCAGAATTTAAGTTGAACACACAACCGCACTCATCATACACCTCATCAAGTATCTTGGGAAGTTCGGCAGTTATCTGCTCACCCATTTCCTTTAACAAGGGAACATCAATAAGAACCCCACGAATTTTGGCATCCCGAAGAATCGGAATAAGCGGAAGTTCAATTCTATCATGTATTCTATGGGCATCCTCATCCATAAGAGGATTATACTTGTAGAATACTTTTGTGGTCCAGTAAGTGTCCTCACCAGCATATCCGGCAAGAAGTTCAAGCAGGGAATCACCTTCAACAGACCAGTTTATCTTATTCCACGCCTTACCGCATATCTCCTTAAAGGTCTTTTTGACGTAACCGAAATCCTCGGCAACACGTTTCTCTAGCTGTTTGTCGAGTGACGGGTTTACTAGATGAACCATAACCAGTGTATCCGCGAATATCTTATAACATTCATCCTTGATACCGTTCATCTTATTTATCATGGTATCGTACTTGGCGTTGTGTGCTATCAGCTTGTAATGGGGAAACCTCTCATTGCAAACTTCGGCAAGTTCATTCATTGGAACCCCTTTTGAGAAGAAGAAATCCACTGGAATAAAACAAGCGCCCACACCTTTTTGGTGCAAGGAAAGTCCTAGAGGAATCGCATCATATTCCAACCCTGTGGTTTCCCAGTCAAATGCAAGAAGTTTATCCTCTTCGCACTTACTGAAATACTCCTTTACTTCCCCGATATTTTCAAGTAACTGAACCACACCTTTGAAAACAGGAATCTTTATCATAATTACTTCAAATAAGAATAAGGAGTTAAGTCTTGAACCTAACTCCTTACAGTTAACACTTAATCTTCATCGGTATAACCTGCTTCGTCAATTTCGTCCTCCGTAGGCGGCTGGCAATATTCCTCGGCAGTCATTCCTTGTTCATCCCAGTCAATAGGTCGCATACGCTTATCATCTTCGTCAAAAGCCTGCTCGAAGTTATAAGTGGAATCCTTACCCTCGCCGGAACGTGTGACCTCAAGAACCATTTGATTAAGTTCTCTTCCTTTCTTGTCCTTATCCCTAACCTGTTTAAGTGAGTTAGCGATAGTAGAACCGACAATCCATATCTTTTCAACAGGTTTGTCGTTCTTAAACCGTTTCTTATCACTGTCCCAAGTACCACGGTAATCAAGAATCTTGAAAGCAGCACGCCATGTCTGTTTGACACCATCGGAACAAAGGACACAATGTTTTCCTGTATTCAATTGACAGGGAACAATAGTCCATTTTCCTCGTTTGTCTTTCACTTGATGTGCATCAAAACAATAAGGTTCTTCTTGGAGAATCTGGATAATGGCGCTTTCACCAGTTTTAAGCCAAAATTCACGAAGAGAGTTTCCAGCTTCTTCAATGCGTTTTTTAACTTCTTCCTGTCGTCTTGCAACAGCACCCCAACCTTGTTCTCTTTTAGAACTTCTTGGTGAACTTTCATCACCACCACGTCTTGAACGTGTACGTCCAATAGTCTTACTTGGCATAATCTTTAATTTTAAATGGCATTGTATTGCCGGTTACACATAAAATAAAACGAATGTGCTTTTATTAATCACACTTAAATATAAGAAAATTTTTTCATCAATGCAAATCCTTTCTAAGAGCCTTTAATTCCTCGATTAAAGTAGAAGCGGATTCTAGTTTGACTACATTTAGTCTTTCCCTTATTTCAACACCCTCAGGGGTAGCACCTACATGTATCATGGATTCCCACAATGAATCATTAGTGATGAGCCTGTCAAGTAGATTTCTCCTATTCTCATAAACAATATGGTCTACGTATGTTTCATCCCGTAGATACCTTAGTGTATCAAATGGTATTTTATGTTCATAGGAAAATGTGTCAAAAGGACCTACTTTTATTGACCGTTTCTCATCCAAGTAAGCTATGGGGTCATTCTCATCATTATAGGGTTTAAATACCTCACGCCACTTTTTTACAAAGGGCACAGTGTCACCTGTAAAATAATCAAATACATGATTTGATGTTTCTATATTTCTCATAACATCAGTCTTAGGAAAACTGATAGCTACTACCAAACTTTGTAATGGTGCTATTTTGAGATGTGTTTCAAAATAACTTATAGCATCCTCTTCATTGCTTATATGTATAATAAGCAAATAATCGCAGATTGATAATATCTTAGTCATTTCTTGCCTCCAATTCTTTTTGTACCTCGGTACATAAGTCCAAATATGAATCCCAGTTCATTGTCATTTCCATAGAATATTGCAGATAATCGGTAGAATTATTAAACGCCCTGCTCCATACTTTCGGAGATATACATTTTTCCGGGTCTTTGCTGAGATAAGGAACTAATAGCACCTCGGTATGATTTTTAAGTAAGTGATAGCAAATCTCGGTAGCCTTTCGTCCGGCAGTATCATTATCAAGGGCAAGGTACACTTTGTCAAATTTTCCCAACTGTTCAGCCTGCCAGTTACTTAAGTCAGCCCCCATGATACCCGTAGCGTTATAACCATGCTGATATAACCGCATAACATCAGTCTGACCTTCCACAACTACTACATAGTTATATGAAAAGTCAAGGTTATACAAGTAATTCTTTTTATCGAACCCTTTACTGTTACGGACTTTCCGGTCGGGATAATAGCATCTTCTCTGATAACCGAGCAAAGTGTCCGGATTGGAAAAATCCTTGTAATAAGGAATAACGAACCATTCCTTGTCCATCATGCCCACACGAAAATGTTTCAAAGTATCTCTGCGCAAACCCCTTTTAAGAAATTCCTGCGGAGGATTATTCACATCCCACATTAAATCAAGCTCGAACTCCTTTTCTTCGGGATGATAGTCAACAAGGTTAACCATTTCCACCGCCTCGAAATAGTTGACTCCGAACTTCGTGGTAAGCAAACGTACTAGGTTTCCGTGTGCTCCACAGGAAAAACAATGGAAAGCGTTCTTATCGGGAGATACAAAGAATGACATTCTTCCGCTACCGTCCGGATGATTTTCACGAAACGGGCATTCCATACGAATCTGCCCGTTGGTCATTTTCTGCGGATTGAAGTCTTTGAATACCTCCAGTAAGTCAGTCATTGTTTCTTCTGTTGTTTTTGTTATTCTCCATTCTGTTGAAATCATCCATAGCTTCCGACAATTTTTTCAGACTGGCAGAAAGTCTTGTCATGGCACTTGTATTCTCCTTTGCGGATGTACGGGATGATTCCATAACCTGATTGATGCGTGGGAGCAATCTTTCAATACGGGTAAGTATTTCACGTAGCTTCAAAGCAAAACGGCTATTTACTACAATGGAATTATACAGTCGTAATGTAGAGAAAGTGCTTATGGCAAACATGATAAGAAATGCCCGGACGTATAACCGAACCTCAGATATAGGTGTCCACCATACGATAGGCTCAATGAACAGCCAGACAACGAACAACACACAAATAACTATGAGCATCCATGTAATAAAGGAAACATAGTTATTCTTGACTACTTCCCACAAGAATTGAAAAAACAAACCGATTCTCTTAAAGAAAGACGGTCTTACATTATTATCTTCCATATATCAATAAATAAATTATTCCGTGAATTAAAACTGTCAACAGCCGATGGAACATCAAGGCCTTTTTTCTTGAGCTTGAACATATAAAAGTCACAAAGTTTTTTTGCAGCTATGTTGGGAACCGTTTCCTGATAAGTAACTGCAAAGGCATGGGAATTGGCTTCAACCAATGCAATCCTTTTGGGATAACCGTCTGTATGCCCAACATAATACTTAAAACCCTCATGGTACATAACATGGCTGTACAGGAAATCAAATGCCTTTATTTCACCATGTGTTCCATCATAGGCATAAACAAAAGTTGTTCCGGTTTCTTTTCTTAATTCATACATAACTGCATAACTCCTAAAGTTAAAGGATTCGTGTTTCTATTATTAAGGTTGTACTTTCCATCCACGAGCACATCTTTTGTACGGGTGAAAAAATAATACCGTTTTTCATCAATAACGGAAAGTGCCGCAGACAAGGCATCCTCCATAACAGCGAAACATGGGTCGGTCATACACATTCCGGTAGATGCCTCACTTACTATGTAGCAGTCGGGAAATTCCACATCCTGATGGACAATGAAATCCCAATGGTATCTATGAAAGTACCCGTACACCATAACGTCACGAAATCCATCATGGCATCTGACAGTACCCACACCGTTCATGTCCACAAAATCAATAGTCTGTTTTAGTTTCGACTTTCGGTCTTTCATCTTCCTCTTTTTTAGCTAAGGTAATTGAATGAAGCATATTATCCAAATCATTCTGGAAAATCAGAGTAGTTCCGGAAACGACACGTCTTGCCTTTACAACTTCACAACCGATTATATCGTGAAACCTCATATCGGCATCCTGAAACATTCTTATGGCAATATCCGAATCCTGCACGAATGAGTTACCGTATGCAAAATCCTCCATACCGTCCATAGAAAACTTACTGGCTGTCTTTGAGGAACCACGCTTCAACTGTGTGGTATTGATAATGGGTGTCTTGAAATTTTTTGCGAGCCGTTTCAGATTACGGGTAATGTAGACTATTTTCTCCCAACCCTCCTGCATCTTACTTTCCATAAGATAGGAACCGTCCACGAATACCGCACTAGGCTGGTACAGACCCATAAAGGTTGCAAGTTCGTCAATGGTCTGGCAACTGTAAACTATCCTTATCTTGGACTTATGTTTTTTAAGAGCGTCAAGACCTCTATAATAGCGTGACTTTTCCCTTTCGGATAATGTACCTTTCATAAACTTCTCATAGGGGAGCTTGAAACGGATGCAGTCAATACGCTCCTTTATTTCTTCCTCTCCCATTTCATTTGTGATAAACAGTATATCACCGAAAGTTTCTTCCGTGGCTTCCATACGGTCAAGTATGGTCTGTTCAAGAAGATAAGCCAGATAAACAAGCAACCACGATTTACCTTGACCAGCCTTACCACCAATGGTAATTAAATCCTGTTTACGGTATCCGAAGAAAGTTTTGTCCAAATCATCACACCCCATGGAAAGATATGTAACACCTAAAGATTTCATACGTTCCTCGTAATCAGCCTTACGTGCTTCCACATCATCGGAGTATAACACATCCTTACTTTCAACCGCATCCACCGAAAGCATACCTATCAAAGACTGCAACTCAAAAAGTTTCTCACGGGGGTCGTCCTTTATCCCACGCAATATTCTTGGGATATTGTCGGTCATAGTGGCGAATATGAATCTTTCCTTTACATTGTTGAGATAGTAACTGGGTCGGGAATCCACAGTTCCCGAATCCAGTTTAAATCTCTCACAGAAAGATTTCACACCCATAATCTCACCATGTTCACGATAGTAGTCCATGATAAACTTATGTTGTCGTATCTCAGCACCATCCAACCATTTTCGCTGGATAAGCGATAGTATCTTTTGGTCTTTGCGTTTCAAGCAAGCAACCATCAACTTTTCTCCCTCGGTCATTGTTACATTAATTTTCTTTTGTTCCTACTGGCAATAGTCTTTCTGAAATCACCACCTGTAACGCATACGGTAACAACCGCCTCACTCAACAGGGAAGCGACATCTTCCGAAAATACCTTCTTGACATATTTAGGTTCCGTATTGGATGTTATCCACAGGGGGCGTTTCATCTGAACACGGTAACGGACTACTGATTCAATCACCCGTTTTACAAAATCCGGTATCGGTAATGGTTCTCCTGATGAATCCACGTTCTTTCCGAACTCATCAATACCTAGAAATTGTACATCACGGAGAATCTTGGTCAAGTCCTGTTTCTGTTCGTCAGAATACCACGAGCTTGTATATTTGTCAACAAGTTCATCCATAGAGAATAACCTAACTGTGTAACCCTTTTCAATGAATCTCTTGAAAGCGCAATTAAGCAAATGTGATTTTCCTGTACCATTGCTCCCCCAAAGATACATTCCTAATCCGTCATTGACAAACTCATCGGATTTCCGTATATAGTTACGTACCATCTTTAACGCTTTCTCATCATTGGTGTAGTCGGCAAAGGTCTTATCATGCCAACCGAGTTTTATCCCACAGTACAAATAATATTCAGTTTCTTTCTGTGTCATAGTATAATATTAAAATGAACCATCAGTAGTATCCATTTCACGCATATAGTCCTTACTGTCAGAATCGGTTCTGGTAAGTTTGCGGAAAATATCATCCTTTCGGTAAGCCACATTTGTAAGTGTGGGCACACCTCTTGTGGAATACTCGTCATAGTTCAAAGTTCCCTCTATAAGAATTGCGAAAACAGTAAACCTGTCATACGCCTTGAGCATATTGTTGGTCTGGAAATATTCGACTTTACTCCGTATGATATACACCTCCCCACCTGTGTACATTTCATACAGGTAACTGTGCAGGTCTGTAAAATCATTCGGAGTAAATGCCTCGACACCTTTTTCGGCAATCAGTTTGTCAATCTGCTCACGTATATACCTGCTCCGTGATTTGTCTTTTGCGGAACGGGATTTACCATACGCCTTTATGGCATCGTCAAGTTTCTGTTTGGCTTCCTCAAACAAACTGCTCTTAACTTCAAAGGTAAAGAACTTTCTTCCTCTGAACTCCCCAAGATAAATAAGTTCGGGATTTTCTGCGTCAAAACTGATAAGACCCTCATCCGCCAAATCGTCAAGAGCCTTATCAATCTCATTGTTTTTCTTGGAATTGAACTCCGGAAAATAGTCGTACAAGTCGGATATGTTCTCAGAGAATACACCGAATTTCTCGTCACTATCTTCCGGTTCAAAGGAAGTTACCTTGGTAAGTAATGCAGCATATAGCAAATACTTGAAAGGAACAAGACCTGTGATAGCCATGTTCTTCCGTAACTTGAATAGACTGTTCATTACTTCTCATCTAAATCAGCAACCTGTACTTTCAATTCCTCGGTAACAATATTGTCCGCAATTTCAATGGTGGATTTCACGGATGCCAAAACTTCCTCGGTAGGATTTATCGGCAATGTGATTCCGACAGTTATCTTTGCAGAGTTATAGTCACCCAAATTTTTTGTAAGTGATTTCTCGTAATATACGGAAGCATCATTTCTAACCTCCAAAGCAGGTTTCTTGAGAGTTGATTTAGTAGGCATATTTTCTCCTTTCGTTTTCAAAAAGTTCATGTATCTGAGCGACTTTCTCGGCAGGAGGTCTTTCACTGCCCTTGAAAGTTTCAATTATTTTTGCCGTTTCCTCGGCAAGAGATACGGGATAATATCGGTATCCTTTTATTTTAAAGATACAAGGAGGAATAGTACCCTCGTGCTCATACCGTCTTACGGTACTGGCACTCTTGCCGATTATACGGGCAAACCCCATAACGGTAACAACCTTTACGACTATACCGTTAACTTTGAATGTTCTAGTCTTTAATTTCTCCATCGAACCGATTTCTTAAAGAAGCGGAAAAAGCATAAGATGTTTTCATACCGTAAATCTGTGAAAGTATGGATTCGTCAATCTCACCGTTAAGTATGGCATCTTCAAGTACGGATTCACGGATAACTTCCACTTTCTCTATGCAATGTTTGAACCCGTTCTTTTTCAATACTTCTATGGCTTCGGGAAGCAAGGATTTCCCACACCGCAAGGTTTCCTTTAGGACAATCTCCTTGTCAGCGTGTTCCAGTATGATATACTTGTTACCTTTTTCATCTTCACTACCGATTTCCATAACCGCATCTTCCAAAGGAACACGTAATGTTTTCAATTCATTGGTTATGGCTTTTTCCTGTTCCTTTTTATTTATGAACTCCAATCCTTGGAGTGCAAGTTGCTCATTACTTAGTAATGTAACTGATTTTTTTCTCTTTGGCATAAGTCTTGAAAATTAGGTGAAACAAAAAAGAGCCGAAGGAACTAACCATCGGCTCTCAAACTAAATGGTAATCGGATTACTCTTCCAGTCTGCGAATCTTTGTATGAACTTCTGGGTCAAGGTCGTCCTCGGAGCCATCATCATATTTAACTTTCACAATACCTTTCTTGATTGACGAAACCTTACCGTTGAACCATCCTTTGGTTTCTTCATCATCCCAGTAAACGGCAACCAAATCACCTTTTTCAAGGTCGTCTATTTCAACATCCTCACCTTCCGGTTCAGCAGGTTTTTTCTTTGATTTTGCAGCAGTGGATTTACCTTTTTTCTTGGTAAGGAGTTTGGCAATTTGTTCAGCCATAACATCAATGCTTGCCTTTTCATCATCTTCAAAATCGGAAAGGGCTTCACTCACCGCTGTTGCATCAACATCATCTTCATTTTCAGCGAAAGCGATAATTGCAGCAACAGCCTTTTTCTTGTTCTTCTTACCACTGTCGAAGTCCTCAAGAACATCGGCAATGTTATCAATCAGTTCATCATCACTACCATCCTCAGTTTCTTCTTCCTCTTCGACTTTTGACTTACCTTTTTTCGGAGCCGGTTTTTCATCCTCTGCTTCTGCATCAGAAGAATTATCACCACCTTTTTCCTGTGCATCAAGAATCAGATTACGGAGTTTCTTGTTGGTGTTCTTACCGTCAAAATCATCCGGATTTATTTTAAAGTCGTTTTTCAGAATTTTGGTAAGTTCCTTAACGTCCATATCCATCAGTTCATCTTCGGTATAGACTTTTTCGTCAGCAGCCTCTTCCTCTTGAGGAGCCGGTTTGGGTGCGGATTTCTTAGGTGCAGGAGAATCCTCAATTTTTTTACCATCATCTACCGTGTCAAAGTCACCTGCAATGACAGGCATAAACATTTTACCTTCATGTTGGATGCACTCAACTTCAACACCTGCTGCGAATTGTGCTACGATTGTAGCTACTGGTTTAATTTTTCCGAATACCATAATAGTTTAATTTTAAAAGATTAATAATGTTGCCTACCGTTTTAACGGGTAAGCGTTTTGTTTAATTTTGTACTTCAAATATACGTTTTGTTTTTAAAATGTCCAAATGCCGGACAAAATGCTGACTTTACATCTTATCAGTAACAATAAGATGCTGTGGTCCGTAGACAGTGAATAAGGAAGTGCCCGGAGTTATAGGGCATACTCCGAACGTTTCGGGAGAACCCTCAGTTTCGGCACGTACTTCCTTAAGGCGCACTAGGCACGTTTCATAGTCACCTTCAACTTTGAACACATCCCCTACATTAAGGGAAAGAACCTTCTTGTAGTCCTCTTTTGTGGAGCTGTCGGTAATTATAAGTTTTTCAGCCCTAATACTTGCAGACTTAATTTCCATACACTTTACAAATTTAAGATTAAATAATCTAAGCACCCCTTTATTTCTAGGGCAAACCATACAATAGGGAGAACCTACGCATAATAGGTTATGATATGGAGAGTCCAAGCAAATGGAAGATTTCCAATCATACCTATATCTGCGTATTCTTACACTAAGGAAGAACAATCTCCCAATCATCGGCGAACATATCGCTAATAGACGGAACCCATGAATCAGCGCGTCCGGTATTCTCGTTGTAAATAAGGCATTGACTAGTATAGTCAATAAATCCCTTACCTTTCAGAATAAGGTCTTTTGCCGATTGGGGAAGCGATTGCATCTTTGGAATAATGTCGCTATCTATATGAGCCGGAATCTGTTTGAACACCATTAATCCTTTTCCGTTCCAACCGCTTCTACGAATTGGAAAACCTGCTTTGAGAGCCATAATAGCCATACCAAAGTTCATCTTCCGCACTTCTGCGCTATCAGAGCCTTGCATACGTTGTATGCGAGTGTCAAGAAGCCGTATATAGTCGAACATAGTACAACACTGCATTTCCAGTAAACACTTGTTGTACATATCATTAACGACTTCATCCATTTTCCCTGAATCTATGAAAGCGGCCAACTTTACATATCTTCCATTGACTTCTTCGGCTTCTATCTGCATACGGTCAACTGGTGTTTCTGCAATCTTATATGCCTTTTCAAACGTATCTTTAGGACTCCAGCTTTCATACCCATCTTCATAGCGGACATGATAACCCTCATCATCGAAATTTTCCGTTGACGGTTTTTCTCTAAGAAGATGTTTTCCCCACGCATCACCTCTTGTCATAGGTTCTGCTTCAATCTGTTTTGTTCCAATGTACTTTTTCATATATCTGTTATTTAAAAATTGGTTTATTGTTTTTTGATTAGAAATAATCGGCTACCGCCCAAAATTTTCTCTGTATCAGATAGTCAAGGTTGGTACTTCTACTTATGGCTTCACGCTCGAAACAAGTATTAGCCCGGACTTTTTCAAATGTAATCGGTGAACCCGATACCGTTTCCCTAATTACCAAATTATGAAAGGAACGTATCATCTCAGCACCGTATAATATTGTAGGCGTGAAAGGGATGCAACAAAGTAAATAAAAAGGATTGAACCATCCAAATGCTTCGGCAAGACAGCAAAGAACCACAAGGGGAAGGCTTATTGTTACATGAATATCCCTTTGCTGAACGACATGAATCCTTTCGTGATTGATTAGCGTAAGTGACTGCTGGAAATTTTTCCGCACATTTTTACGTATAAAAAAGAAAGGATAAAACGCCCAAGCATTGTATCTCAGATAGGGAACAACTACTGGGAAACCCCTTTTGGTGCACCCCCACATGATGTTAAGAAAGGAGGAAAGTTTAGCCGCGATTTTATAGTCGAACTCGTTTCCCTTATTATCCACATACGTAGTGTATTCCTCACCACGTTTTCCTTTTCGCAATAACAAGCGTCTTTCACGTCTGTTAGGTCTTATTGGTTTTTCCATATTCCAGTTTTTCAAAGTGAGAGAAAAGAATAAATGTTCCGATTATGGAAACAAAATACAAAAGTAGATAAAACGCACAGGAATAAACCCATGCCATAAGTGGGGGAGTACCCCAAAGAAGAATGAACATGACCATCTTGGTCAGTTCCTGCACAATTCTTAATACTACCATAAAACTACTACGATTTTAACAGGAACAAATATAAGTAATATATAATATATTGCCAAATGCCGGAAAAATTTCCAACTACAAAACCGTATCTATGGTCTGAATACTACGAATACCCTTATACTCTGCGTTTATTTTGAAAAATTTCTGAGCATTGCTAAAAGTGGCATAAGTAAGAGGACAATTGTCCAACGGGTAAAACACCACAGGGTATTTCTTGTTTGGGTGAATACGTGTGGTTCTCCCTATGGCTTGTTCCGTGTCTTTCATGGGCAGATGTATAATAAGGGTATCAATACGGTCAATATCCAAACCCTCTTTCGCAAGTTGTGTCACTCCGAATATAAGCCGGCACTCATTTTGCAGGTACGCTTCCTCTTCGGGTGTACGTTCCTTGGTTTCAGATATGATAAGCATGGGCTTATAGGTGGAAAAAAATTCGGTAAGGGCTTTAAGGGTGTCCTTTCTCTTGGAGAGGAAAAGTATGGTTCTTCCGGCATCAAGGCATTTCCTTATAAGGTTAATCATAAGTTTTCTTCTTCCGGAGTGGTCGTTCAGATACCCGTCAATAACAGGATAACTAAGGTCGGTAGCCTTTTTCATCACCCTGCGTAACTCCTGTTTCTCCACGTTTTTTGTGGGCCACATTTCAATAAGTTTTTTCAGCCGGTCAGTAGCCTTGAACTCGACAGCCCCCGTAGATTCATGGTATTTAAGACCGTTTTCATCCATGAAGCGGAAAAATCTTTCATGAGGAATCTTGCTGGAGAATATCTTGTCAATGGTAACACCTGTACGTATTGCGTAAACATGAGGTCTTGGAAACTCGTTAGCCATAACCAAATGTAGCCCGAAATGATATTTAAGTATGCGGTGTACCCCATCGGCACGTCTGAAAGTAGCTGTAAGTGCAGTACGGTATTTAGCCGGAATTTCCTTTAGGATAGGTAAATAGGTTTCAGCACCGATTCTATGGGCCTCATCCATTATCACGTGACCGACATTCCTTACCAGTTCCTCCGGAAGAACCCTGCATGAGAACAAGTCCATAACAACTATGGTAAAATCCTTGTCAACGGGAATCTCGGTATCGGAGCTGCCTATAACAATACTGGAACAGGTGGTCGCTTCGGATATTCTCTGCTGCCACTGTTTTGCAAGGTAGTAAGTAGGAACAAGTACAAGGGTCTGTTTTCCACGTTCAAGGGAAATCCACAATCCCATTATTGTCTTGCCACTACCACATTTGCCCTCAAGGAGTATTCCGGTACTTTCCTCAAGATGTTTCTTGTTTTCATCCCAAAAGGTCTGTTGGTAATCACGTAGTGCGAATTTGAATTTTCCGTCAATGTTTCTTCCCTCATTACCGTACTTTCCAAGTTCACCAAAATAGTAACGTGGTAAAACATAGCCGGAACCCTCACGTGATACATAACAGAGAGTCTTGGGTATGGTTGAATAGAATTTCTTATTACGTCCGAAACGTATCTTGTTCTGATATTCGGGATTGGGTAAGGTTAATGATTCAAGTACCTCGTCAACCGTACTACCCAAAGCTGCTATTTCGGCACTGCTTAAAATCAAGCTACTTCCAACTTCCATCTTCGCAATAAGTATTTAGAGTGAATAATTTCGTTTTTAATATTATATGATATATAAATATAAAGGCTAGACCCATCACTGGGTCCAACCTTAGATAAAGACATAGAGAATTAGCATCAAATACCAATACAAAGATACAAAAGTTTTTGAAACAAACAAATGCCGGAAAAACCTATTTTATCTTTATAATAAAGTAAAGCGCCAGATACGGAGGCATTATATTAACTGCACCGCCATCACCTGTGGATGTGGTTTCGGAAGCCGCACTTCTGTTGTCGTTACCATCCGCTCCCGAACCATTTTCCGCAATTTGGGTTTTGGAATAAGTTCCAGATTTACCGTTAGCCTTGGTGAAATTGTAAGACCTGCCGACATCCTTGTTTGTTCCGGAATATACATGGGTATGCGGTGGAAGCTGGCTCTCAGTAAGCGTGACGGATTCATTACCTCCGGTAGAACCCAAAGTGTAGGCAGTATTAGGACCCAACGGGAAACGTCCGTCCATAAGCGGAACTCCTGAAATCTGTGCGAAATTGATTGAATATGTGGAACCTCCGGTCATTGTTATCGTGAATCCCAGTTCCTTACAGTAGGCAGACCATGCCGCAAATTCGGTATTGGCTGTGGCAGAACCCAACATAAGTCTGTGACAGGGAACGAAGCCATAAGGAATGGAGTTCTTTATATCCTCGATAGTGACTTTTCCCAAGAGGGATTTGTTCCACATCATTATACTTCCCACGGTAACGGTATTTATAATAGCCGTTTCCAGAACTTGTATTCTGCTTAAAAGAGGATTAACCACGGATTTCACGTAGTCCTGTATGGTAGACCTGTTAGGTATGGCATAAATGATTGTGGCATCCTTTGTGCAGCGTGCCAGAACGGCTACCAAATTATTAAGCGTGGACGGGTCTTTTACAACCACTATGCTCTCGTTCTTGTACACCAACTGGTCTGCGGAAGCCATAGAAGTACCGTCTGAAAATGATGCGCCGGCAATTTCATGGCTAAAGTCCGAAGCATACGTAACTGTTTCAGTATCAGCAGTTAAGCAAAGATAAACCCCACTCTCGCTAAACAATGAAACAGCCGATTTTGCCGGACTGAAAGCAAGACCTTTGGCTTCAAGATAAGTAAATGACGGTGTGATAGTCCAAGTATTATCCTCAACTTCCACTTTAAGTGAGAGGTCACTAACTACACCGATACGTTCGTCTATCCGGTCAGCCTGATACCTCATGCTCTCGAACTGCCGGTTCAAATCCGATGTGGTTATAAGGTTAGGGGAACCTCTGAAAACCGCACGGATAATTTTCTGCGTCTTATTGAACGCTCTTTCTATGATTGCACTCATACAAAATACGGATTTAGTAACGGATGAAAATAATAGCTGCTTGCCGTATTGGTGGTAATGTTTATGGTCTTGCTAGGACTGAAACCCAACCATGACGGAAGCACCTTTTTTATTGTACTTACAATAATATCCTTATATGAAGTACCGAAATATTTGCTGTTTATCGTAGCCGAGAAAGTAACCGCAGGATTTATTATATCCGAGTTACCTATAAGATAGAACTTGGGGTCTGTCGTGTCACCTACTATATGCCCTTGTATAAGGGAGTTGAGAAGCAACACCTGTGGGTCTGCATAAAAGGAATTGAAATTTACCGATACCGTTCCCAGTGTCATTACGCTAAGAAACAGTTCAACGCCTTTTTTGCTCCCTCTTGTGCCAAGGATAATATCCGCATTAAGAAGAAACTGCTGTATAACAGGTAACGGAAACTCCATAGGTATGAAATCAACCCCATAGTCACCCAGACGTTTAAGCAGCCAGTTCTTATCAAGGAGAAGTGCCGGATTATATGCACGTAATGAAGTGAAAATAATATCCGATTTCACTTCATTTACCCCATCCATCACGGAAACGAACTTTCTCGTATTGGGGTGTGCAAGCACCTGTTCCGGTATATTACTTTTAAACGACATTTAATCTTACCTCCACTTTAGATGTGTCAATTGTACTGAAAATCTCCAGTTCTCCTAAACTAACTTCGGGAATTATTGATTCCGAACTTCCTGAAAGTTTCTTGAACGTACAGTTCTGAACTCCAGCAACAGAGGAACGGATAAGAATATCCAGACCCGATTTGGTTATGCCCACTCCATACTCCGCACGTACCAAAGGATTGGTGACATCGCTTATCACCTGCAAGATACCGCTACGTATGGAAGCCATATCATAGCCGGGAGCGACAACAGCGTCCACTATGAATTTTGTAGCACCCAGTGCCGTAAGAAGATTCACATACTGGTTGTTTGCATGGTTAGCCTCATAACCGCCCATAACATAGGGAACAAATTCCGTATTCAGCGTGGAAAGCTCGGAAGAATTAAGTTCCGCATTACCCGAAGTAGGAATAACCATGTAGCTTACCTGTCTACCCATTACCTTTACCTTGGACTTATGTACAAACGGGAAATTGTTGAGTGTCTTTTCAGCAATTTCCTCATTGATAACAGCCCGTTTTGTGGCAAAATAAGTGGGAGCCTTTTCACGTATGGCAGCGAATGTATCCGCGTCAGTACCTCCAGTGGAAGCCGTAAGCATGGTTACGGAAGTTGCGCTGCGTGATGCAAGGGAATCCAGTACGGAAGCGTTCTGGACAGACAGGTTTCCGTCAGCACCGCTTGATTTCCTGTACTCGACATGGATAGCCTTTCCTATGGGCGGTTTTATTCCGTAAGTACCATCGCCAAAGAATATTCCTACGGAACCGTCCTCTTCCGGAATGACTAGGTAATGCGTGCTTTCGGGAGATGAAAACCCGAAATTGTTCACCCGTGTGTAGGTTATATTGTCAATAACCACGGAAATGCTGTTTATATCAATATTCTCCTTTCTTACCAGTACCGAATAACCGCTGAACATGAAATCCTCCGCATAAAGTGTACCCTCATGCAAAGTAATCTGTTTGGTGGTGCTGGCAGCATTTACAGGCAACGAAAACTCATCCCAGTTGGTGAATTTCCTGTCCCCCACACTTACAAGCAGGTCGCCCCTGTGATATGTGGCAGCAGGTCCGGCAACGAATTGTACATTGAAACTAGCCGAAGCACTCTTACAGGTGATAGCCTGATAACCCATAGAGGATGCCTTGGAAAAAGCATTGCTGTAAGAACGCATTTTTCTCAATATGCTCTCATTGGCAAAAGCATTGAGATACCAAAAGTCCTTTTCCGAAAAAATGGCGAATAGTTCCACTAGAAATTCCCCGAAATCCGATTCGCTGCGGTCAGTCCATTCGGGAAAAAGGGAATCAGCCAGAGAGTGGGCTTTCTGAACCATCTGTGACATGGTGGCATTTGAGAGCAAATCCTCTTCCGGAATTATGAGCAGTTTGGAATAGTTCTGCAATTTCTGCAAGCGTGCCACGTCAAGACTGGCGAAGTATTTTAAAAGTTCTTCCTTTGTCTGAGCCATAGTAAAGTTATAGTTTAAATTTGAAGCAAGTCACAACAGCAAATCACAACTGGCTATACGAAAGTCACATCATCAATCTTGTTCTGTTTATCATCCGTGGAAGTATATTCGATTTTCAAGTGATATTCAGTCCTGTCATTGGCGAAATATCCTACATCAATGGTCTTTACAGAAACGCCGGGAATGTATTTCTTGATTCCTTTTTGCAAGTTACCGATTATAAGTGTCCTGTTCATTACGAAAAAGGAAGCCGGCTTCTGTAAGAAGTTGACAAACTTTGCCCCGAAATCGGAAGCATAAATACGAAAAGTATCAAACACACAATAAAACCAAATGCTGTCTTTATGCTTCTCCACTCCGGAAGTAAGGTTGAACTTGCCATCAACCAACAGAAACCTGCTTTGTAATCCTTTTAACATAACCACTTGTAAATGGTGACAAATCCACCGTTAGTAACCTTATCCTTGTTAGCCTCACGGATTTTATCAAATTCCTCATCGGTGAATTTCTGTACTTCAAGAGTTACCTCTTCATTGTACAGAATATCTGTAAGTTCATTGATTTTGTTCATTGCCGTGCGGTTCAAGGAATCGAATTTTTTCTTTTCCTCTTCCGTAGCGTCATTCTGCTGCACCTTTTCGCTCAACATCTTGTATTCATCGGTACGGAAACCTTTGACAATAGTCTGTTGCGCCTTTTCGGCAGCATCCTGTTCCTTGCATACACTAAGGGTGTTCTTCAATAATTTCATTGCCCCGTCAGAGGACAGGCTACCATAATGTAACTCTTTTAAGGTTGCAGCCAACTGGATGGTTTCTCCTTTTGTGAGCGTCAATCCTTTTTCTTTCTTAGTTTCAGCCATAATCAATATTTAGTTTAAATTTTCATTGTACTTACATCAATAGTGCCTACCTTTTCTCTTAAATCGGACAGGAAAGTATTGGCAACCTCTATAAGATTGGGCCAGTCCTCCGGAGAACCGCCTTCAAAATTTATACTCATTTGTCCATCTCTGAAAGAGCTGAAAGTCGCAAGATGTGTTCCATCACCTTTCTTTGTAATGTTACCTCCTTCAAATGTATTGAGGACGTTTCCAGAAATGTTGGCATTACCTGTACATTCATAGGTAATATCACTACCCGATACTCCGATAGTCGCCTGTTGTAACGAATTGAATTTAATTTCCATAATTTTTACTTTAGAATGTGCCTATATAACTCCACAAATATAATAAATTAAATCTGTTATCACCAAATTATTACCTGTCTTTGTTCCAACATCCATGGCAAGATTAATAAATGGAGCCGAATCAAGCCAGTTATCCTTAGAATGAAAAAGGATAGCGGTCCAGACCCAGAATACGTTACTACATAAAAATAGCCCACTTATTAGGTGGGCTTTTCTTTTTAATACATAACTACTTGATAATCTATATACCATTGGGTTACGTTTCCATAAGACGGTGGACTTCCTGCATCCACTGTGTCCATACGGGTGAAAGATTTTGGTATGTTGGCACATGATGGCATGGATATATTTCCTAACCATGAGCCTGTATAGGAACCGTCTTTAGCCCTCCACCTATATCGTGCATAAGGCCTACCAGTAGAAGCCACATAGTTATTGGAAGTATTATTGGTAACGCTAAGCCGGCATTGTGCGGAAGTACCTCCGTCACCACTCACAAGGGAACCTGTAACGGCAAATCCCGAAGCATTGGCGGTAGTTTCTCCAATATAGATGTACAAACTCTGTGTAACAACTATGGGCTTTTTTACAAGTCCGTCAGAGGAACTGGGAATCATACAGAGAACATTCCCGTTATAGTCGCAGAAATACCCTTTAAGATAAATAAATGTATCTCCAAAAACTATCAGTCCATTTCTTAATAACTCCAAGGAAACCCTACCTGTATCGGCAATATCGCTTACAGTAAACGTTCCGGAATCTACAAGAACATTGTTTTTATTGTAGACTTCTACCTTTATTTTCATGTTAGCCCATGTAAACCCACCTAAGATACTCCCCCAATTATATCTAGGGTCTGCCCAGTAAGGAGTTATTGTAAGTGTCCACCTCACAGCAGTAGAACTTACAGGATTAAGTAACAGTTCATTGTCTATTGTAGGAGGCTTGGCGTTATGGTCGTAACCGTCAAAGTCTAATGCCCTGTACCATGTTTTCGGGGCATCATATACTATGGTCTTGTTTACTGAATCATAGATAAGACCCGGAAGATTGGCATTGTTAAAGTCTGGAGTATTGGCTTCCTTAGGTTTTATATAGCTCCATTTATTTATTTTCCCGTGGGCGTTGGAACAAAGATAACCCAAGTCATAACTACCTACTCCCAGTACGGGAGCTATATCAGCATCTATACCGACAGGTGCGGTAATCACTCCGTTAGAATGAGCCATTGTTACCTCCTTTCTCCAAAGCGGTTATATGACCCAGAACTAGGACAGTCTTGTCCTTTACATCAATAGAAGTAAAACGGGTGTCACCTTCAATAGTGACAGCCCCGCTTACATCATAGTCAGAGGGAATTTGCCGGCAAGCAATCAGCCCCCCCCCCTGCTGCCGAGCAGCAGAGATTACCTTTGATTAATACATCCACTTTTTTCATAACTTATTATTTTATTGGTCGAGAGCCACCATGAATATGGAGCTGCCTATGTAACTTGCACTATTAAGACTTACCCACAATTTGGCGTTCTTAGCCTGAACCAATTGTGACGAAACCGATACTGTTATCTCCATTTCCTTGGTAGTGCCGGCAGGAACATCAAAATCGGATATACTGCCATATTGTTCTCCCATTACCAATGGGTCTTTGAAATCCTTATTTATAAAACGTATCCGCCAAGCATTGTTCCTGAAAGTAATTGTACCTGACGAACTGTTTCTTACTCTTATAGTAACCGTAGTATTTCCAGCTATTGATGGAAGTAGTCCGGCAAGCACGGTAATGCTTACATAAGAAGAAATAATCTCTATTGACTTACTTGATAACAAAGGTATTGAATAGCAGTCATTGGCTACATCAGAAGCGTCCTGCTCAAGAATTGCCGTACAGAGAAAAGGGTAAACATCCCAAGTTCCCGTAGGCATACCATAAGTTATCATTTTCGCCATAGCATACCCACTTCCTATTTTATTTTTTGCCGTAACTCTTCTACCCTGATTTCCACTACGTTGTTTCGCATATATTCCGAAATAGCAATCCTTTACGGTTGAAATATCCCCTATGTTAAGCTCATCCAGCAATTGGGAACCTTCTGAGGGCATCATAATGGTACATGAAGCAGTGAAAGAGCTACTTGTGAATTGGTTTGTAGCCTGAGAGGGAACAAGAAAATTGCCAATTGGTGCTCTGGCTTTATGATTATACCCATCAAAATCTAAGGCACGAAATGGAAACTTACCACCTGTCGGTGGGGTGTATTCCCATCCGTTCATACTTCCATTTGCCCAATTAACGGAATCCTGATAACTTGAAATTCTTTTAGGCATTATACCACAGTTCCCATCCCATCCTTGCCACCATTTTTCATTCTCACCCGGTGCAAGGCTTTCGTAACGTACAGGCTTGTACCGTGCCCACGGATTTATCTTTCCATGAGCATTGGAGCATAAGTACCCCAAATCATAACTTCCCACACCCAAAACAGGTGCTATGTCAGCATCAATGCCTACGGGTGCGGTTATTTTTCCATTAGAATGTCCCATATTTAGTCTAATTTTAATGGTAAACTATATGTAAACTTATCATTAGCAGGGGGTTGGGGAGAAGACCCTTTCTTCTTTAATCTTCTTATACCAAGAAGCCCGAAATTAAACATTCCCTTCATAAAGCGCAATTATTTCAGAATCCGAACCCCTTGCGGTAATATATCCGGTAGCGGTAAGATTACCCGTAACCTCTACATTTCCCTTAATCAATACATCTCCCTCAATGACAACATTCCCAGTAATTTTACCATCCAGGGGAATCCATTTATATTCCTTAATTACTTCCGCTTTGGGAAGTTCCACATGGAATACTTTTGCCAGCCAAATAATTATCTTTTTCATATAATGGTTTTTTATTTGTTCCAAATATAACAATATTATCCAAAAAGCGCAAAAAGCAATCCCTGTTTATGCACACAGGGATTTTTCAAGCTCCTTAACTCTCTTATTGAGTCGAGCTACTTCTCTTTTCAGTTTTGTGACTTCATCATCAACTTCTTGCAAACCTTTCCATACAACGGGGATAAGTCTTTCATAATCTATGGTATAGTAGTCATTGAAAGTGTCTTTCACCCACTGACTATAACCGCCGGAAAGCAAATCCTGTGCGATAAGACCGTAATTCCAGTTATCATGGTTGAACACTTCGGAATTTTCCTTGGCAATAGCGTTCCAGTGATACTTCACACTCCGGAATTTACGGATAATACCCATAGCATCATAACCCTGAATATCGGTTTTCAACCTTATATCGGAAGAGGATGCCTTGGCTGTAATTGCTCCGTTTGCTGTAATATTAGTTGCAGCATGGAAATTGTTCGCTGTGACACGCCCTGTACGGCAGTTCACTGACATGGCTATCTTGTTCTGATACGTGCTAGAACAAGTAGTAGTAAATGAAACGCCATACCATGAATCTATGACAAGATTTGATAAGGTCGAACTTCCAACCTCATTTCCATTGTCGTTCCCACTATGCCGGATATTCGCATTTGGTGTGGAAAAATCAATACGGGAAAATCTAGTTGTGCTCGGTAACTTCAAATAACAGTTTGAACCTCCGTTTACACTAACTCCTGCTCCAGTATTGGCAGAATGGTAATCCTGTATATAGAACGTTCTTGCAGTAGTCCATACATCCGCACTAGAAGCCCTACTGTCAGCCAGCGTGGAAGCACCTCCAGCCGATACAGCCACAGACGTGTTGGATGTGGATTGCAATCCTCTCCATGCGGAAACGTTAGCACCGTTAGCCCAATATTGGTATTGTATGTACCCATTGTTGTATGAACCAATCTGGCGCACCTGCAATTCAAAATTGTTTGTTCCTACACGTACAAGACGGATATTATCCATTCCTTTTGCGAATGTAGGAAGATAAAGACGTGCTGAATTTGAAATATCTCCTACATTGCTGTCAGAAGCAGAAGGTCCACTTCTCATTTGGAAAATGGCACAGAAGTGATAACTTCTGACTTCATCCTGTGCATGATTTCCATAGGCGTACCATATCCTTCCCCAAACCGTTACTGACCTATACGGTCCGGCTCCCGATTCAGAACAAGCAAATATCTTTTTCCAATTATTATCAGTACCACCTAGAGCGAACTGTAATGAATAAGTAGCGGTGGAATTATAATTTCTAGGTATATCCATTATATGCCAATTATCCAACAAGTCCGCATTTAAATTGGTATTCAATGTAGTAGAAGAACATTGGTAAGGTGCGGTTCCTGTACCTACAGTGGATACAAATCTACTTGACTCAGCATAATTACCTATAAAAACCTTGTTATCTTCCAGTACGATATTGCATAATACATTATTGCTTGAATTTCTTGAATCAATATAAGCATAGGAACTTCCACCGCCCAATACCAACCGTCTAGCCGAATCCCAGTTTGCAGCTAGATAATTAGTATGGGCAGTAATAGCACCATGAGTATCCAAATTTCCATTTCTTACATTCAACCACATGGCATTGTTCCCTTGTCTGACACCACTAGTAGAATCTATCGTAGGATACCAACCTATACCTTGCCAAGAGCCGAAACGTAAATTTGCATCGGTTGAAGAAGCTGTATCACTGCCACCATGAATCCAAACACTCGAAGTTTTAACCACTCTAGTTGACCAGCCTATATTGAATCCTTTGGTATTGTTCATCGTTAAATCTCCCGTCATGGTGTCACCTGCTTTCTTCACGTATCGTCCATCAGAATAGCTGGCGTAGTTTACACTGTCTAGCAACATTCTCCAAGGTCTTTTATCAGTACCCCACCCGCTTCTGTACTGGATGCCATTGGATGGGTCATCGCTGGATGATGATTTATGGTTCGAGTACAGGTCAAATCTTGAATCGCCTGATGATATGGAAACCACAGCCCCATAATCATATTTTTTCAGAGTTACCCCATCTGGATAAGCACCGTGGAAATTCAGTATGCCTATTTGTGACCACAAGGTAGAAGCCCCATCACCGCTGGCAACTCCACGACTTCTTAAAAACGAATTTTCATGAAATCCGTCAAGAAGGTCTGCATTAAGATTGGCATTTACAGTAGTAGACACACATTGATATGGGGATGTTCCTTGCGGTGCTTTTGATATGAACCGTCCTGTGTTGTAAAAGAACATATTGCTATCCCCTGCTTCCAAGGAATCATGCTTGCTGACAGCAAGTCCATATCCGGCAACAAACGTATCATACCATTCATGACGTAACATTACTTCTTGATTGACATCATCACATCTGAACCAAATACCTTCTCCTTGATTCTTTGCAGTAGAACCTGTTGACCTTATTACAAGCTGTTTGTTATAGGTTGAGTTAGCTATTGTCAGTACACCGCTCATGTTAATGCTACCGACACCTGTCATGTTTCCGCTTACATTAGCCGAACCGTCAAATGACTGCCCCCATAAAGTCCTTGGGGTTTGCAGTTTTTTAGCCATCTCAGAAGAGTTCTGCAAGTTTACAAAACCCGGATTAACATAAGTGCTCCATGATGGTGCTTTTGTATCCGCCCTGTATAGTGTTATATTCGTATTAATTCCTCCGTTTCGGTCATGGCTGTATAACAGATTGGCTTGTATTATGGAATAGTTGCTTCCACCATAGCAGTATAGTTCTATATTTTTCTTTTCCGCATCATGATAGATACGTATGTTTGACCTATTGATATTGTATGACGCTATCAATAGACCTTCCACTACAGCCGTACCCCTAGTTTTAACAACCAACAGACCAAACAAATCGCTAAAGGCTGAGTGCAGCACAAAGCAAACATCT